ATGGAACAAGTCCTCCATGCAAGTGTTTTGATGTATGTAGTGATAAAAATTGTCTCAAGTGTGATACTGCTTCTGGCAAATGCGTCAGCCTTCCTGATTGCAAATGTTCAGATGGAACAAATCCCCCGTGTAAATGCCCAGATGGATCAAATGCGCCTTGCAAAGGAGATAAATGTCCAGATGGAACAAATCCCCCATGTAAATGTTTAGACGGATCAAATCAACCCTGTAAGAAATGTCCAGACGGAACAGATCAACCATGTAAGAAATGTCCAGACGGAACAGATCAACCCTGTAAGAAATGTCCAGACGGAACAGATCAGCCCTGCAAATGTCCAGACGGAACAGATCAGCCCTGCAAATGTCCAGACGGAACAAATCCTCCATGCAAGTGTCTTGATGTATGTGATGATAAGCTTTGTCTCAAGTGTGATCTTGACTCGGGCAAATGTGTCAGCCTTCCTGATTGCAAATGCTCAGACGGATCAAATCCCCCATGTAAATGCCCAGATGGATCAAATGCGCCTTGCAAAGGAGATAAATGTCCAGATGGAACAAATCCCCCATGTAAATGTTTAGACGGATCAAATCAACCCTGTAAGAAATGTACAGATGGAACAAGTCCTCCATGCAAGTGTTTTGATGTATGTAGTGATAAAAATTGTCTCAAGTGTGATACTGCTTCTGGCAAATGCGTCAGCCTTCCTGATTGCAAATGTTCAGATGGAACAAATCCCCCATGCGAAGGTAATCCTCCGCCCACGATTCCATTTATTGAAACTCTTTGGACAACTGAGACTGGAAATGTTATCTTTAAAAATAACACAGCTATCTCTAATAGTCTAGCAGCATCTGTTATTACCGCTAAAGATATTCTAGTAAAAGATGTTAGTATTTCTGTATCTGTTAATATTGGAACAGGTTCTTCTGTTGGTATCATAGCGAGATATACTGGACCAGGTGATCAAAATATGTATTATGGAGGAATATCTCGTGATGTAAACGGATGTATTGCTAGCATATGGAAGAACATAAATGGTGTGTGGACCCAGCTTGCAAGTCGACATATAGACTCTTGTGTTGGAGTTCTCCGTTTTGATGTTGTTGGATCAAATCTTTCTCTATATTTTAATAATGAGCTAGTGGTTTCGGTTGTTGACTTTTCAATTGCAGGACCAGGAAAAATAGGGCTAAGATTCTATGGAATCGGAGCAACTGCTAATGCGTTTTCTTATCAAATAGCTTGTTCATCAAATAATTCTAGAGGAGCAACTACATTTTGCTCATCGGATACCATTATTTGTAATGGAGTAGAAAGTCGCAGAGATCCAAAAAATAACTGCGGGTGCCCATGTATAGATATTCGTCCTTTTGTACCGAAACCCGCATATACTACCATAGTTAAGGAGCTTTAAGAGATAGTCGAACTCAAGGAATTTATTATTTTAGTTATAGATATAAGGAAAATACGGTATAGCTAATAGCTTTCTCATGCGCAATCGACGATTCGGGTGTATAATAATATGAAATAAAGGAGAATATATGGATCAAATATGCGAAGATAAAATTTTATATCATGCAAAAATCAATGTAGATAATAGGTGCTTAGATTTGCTTCTCACTCAAGAAGACATAGCTATTGCTTTTGAAAGATCTCTTAAAGAAGAAAATAGAAAATATATAGATGTGTCCCAATGTTGTTCTTGTTGGCCAACTCAAAAACCCCCAGCTTGTAAATTTTGGCAGAAAATTTTTGGAATGTGTTCAAGTTGTTCTTCCTAAAGCAATCTTTTGGATTTATAAACAATGGTAGCAGATCCAAATACATTAATAGATTTCTGGCAAAATATAGCTCTTGCTGTTACTAGTGTGATACTTACTATGGTTGGATTCTGGTTTACTTTTGGTCGCCATATGATTTCAAAATTAGAAGTAGTAGAATTGATATCCCTACATAGCCCATATCTTCAAGATAGACAAACTATTATGAATAGGCTGGAAGACAACAAAGTTATGCAGCAGGCCTTCTCATCTGCTCTGCAAAAAAATACAGAAGTTATGGGTGAACTTAAAATTCAAATAGCTGTACTAGGTAAAACACTAGACAACTTAGAGCGCAGGATAGAAGAAGATGAAGAAGAATAATGAAAATAAAATTAGAGGCTTTACTCTTGTTGAGTTATTGGTAGTAATTGCAATTATAGGAACATTAGTAGGACTCCTATTACCAGCTGTACAAAGCGCTAGAGAAGCTGGACGAAGAAATTCTTGTCTTAATAATCAAAATCAGTTAGGAAAATCAGTTATTGCTTTTGATGGACAAAAAAAATGTACTCCGGGGTGGCGAAATGATCATCCTAATAGACTTGTCCTATCAAATATATCTTCCTTATATAAAACAGTATCTTGGCCCATAATGCTTTTGCCAAATCTAGAAAGAAGAGATGTTTATAGGTTGTGGGAATCTTCTGATATTAATGGTCTTCCGGGTGCTGTTAGTCCATTTATTAGTATATTTGTTTGTCCAACATCTCCACCTGACTCTCCTGGACAACCAACTCTAAGTTATGCAGCTAATATAGGATCTTGTAGTTATAATGGGTCAGGATCAGTATCAAGTCCATATACTCAATATAGGGGTGATGGGGTCATGTTAGATAGTGTTGGATTACCATCTAGTAATATAAGTCCATCTAGAAATAATTTAGATATAATTAGTAGTGGAGATGGAACCTCTATGACCCTATTATTTTCTGAAAAAAGTGGCCCCTTATATTCCCCCCAAGCATCTTATGATGTTGTTCCACAAGCTATTAATTCTAATACTAGAATGATTAATTCAATGCTAACTGGTATTTCTTATCCCGTTGGAGGAACGAGCTTGCCCGTTATTCCAGTTCCAGGATTTGGGGTATTTGAACAACTTTCAGATGTAAAAATAATTAATAGTTTAGATAATAATAGGGCTGGATACTTAGGTCACCCATCTTCAAATCATTCTGGTGGAGTTGTTGTAACATATTGTGATGGTCATACTACCTTTTTAAAAGACACTATTAGTCCATTAGTTTATACCCATTTAATAACTTCTAGTACTATTTTTGACAATATTTCTAACTCATATTTATCCAATAGTCCTTGTATTAAAGGCAATTTAGTAGATTCTCCAGGATCATCAATTCCTAGCAGAAAGCCACTATCTGAATCTGACCTATAGTATTCCATACAAATAATTGTTTAAATAGTGTATAATCTAGTATAATAATCTTTTAATTTAAGGAGAAAACATGGCTAGACCATTTACAGATATTCAAGCAGCAGTTTCGGGCAATCCTGTTAAAAATGGAACCTTGATAACCTCTACGACTTTTACTGGAGAATATAGTCAATCAGATACTTATGTTAAACAGTATCCTACTATTGCAACTATACATGATAAGTATGGATATAAATTTTCTAATGGAATTTCTGTAATCGTCTTACCTAGTGGAAGTTAATTTGGGGAATAAATATGAATATAATCAAGCCAGGATACAAAACAAGTGAATTTTGGTTCACCCTAGCTTCTTTCTTGTGTTCAGGTCTATATCTTCTTGGAGCATTAGACAAGACCCAGCAAGATGATACAGCAGAAGTACTAACACATGCTATGGAGTCTATAGTATTAATTAGTGGTCAAACAGCTATTTTTTGGAAATATATAAAATCTCGTAGCGAAGTAAAACAAGCGTTCTGGAATAATTCAAAGGAGAAAAAAAATGTTAGTAAAAGAAGTAATAACAAAAGAAGTCCAAAAACTAATAGACCAAACAAAACTATCTCTAAATGATGTTAAAAGAATAGCTCTTAGCGAAGCTTGGAAAATATTACAATTAGCAATTGCTACAGTTATTCAAATAATAGAATCTTTAGCAGTGGAATATAGCGGGCCAGATAAAAAGGCTCTTGCTATGGAACTAATTTCTAAATTTTATGATAGTGTTTTTACTATAGTGGATATCCCAGTGGTCCCCAATATTTTAGAACCTATTATACATAAGTACGTCAAAGCATTTTTGTTGGTTCTTGTTGGATCAACAATAGACGCAATGGTCACCACTTTCAGGAATACTGGAGTATTTTCTAGAAAAGTTAAAGTTTCAGAAAAATAAGAGGAATATATGAATTATGCTCAGTCTTTTGAGGAATTTGCAAAGTCAACCACATCTTTAGATCTTACTTTATATGCGGGGGTTGGATTAGTTCTATTTGTATTATTTAAAGATAGATTATCCCCAGTCCAATCTTTTTTATTAAACCTATTAGAAAAGGTCAAGGCCACCACTAATCAGAAAGTATCTACTAGTATGCCTGTAAAGAAAGAGGTTTTGAAAGAGACCTTATACATGTTTACCTCTCCCAAAACAAAAGATGAACTGTTTATGTCTCTAGTATCATCATGGAAAGAAACTAGGAATCTTGCTGAACAAAGTGGATGTTCTGAAGCTGTAAAAGTAGCAGATCAGATGTTCCCATACTTATCTCCAAAGGGTTGTGAACAAGAATCCAATAAGGTGGTTGTATCATGAATAAAAATAATTTACTATTAATAGTTGCTGGGCTATTGATCCTTTTTGGGTTAGGGAATAAATTGGGGATTGTTAATAATACTCCAAATACTAATTCTAGTATTAATTTAAACCTTAGTCCTCCAACTGATCCAGAGCTTCAAAAACTAACAGATGTTATTGTTGCTTCTTTTAAAGCTGGTAGTAGCGATAGAAAGTCTGATGGTATATTTTTAGCTTGTTTATATAATGATATGAGTAATCTTATAGAAGAAGATAGTTCTGTTATTAAAACTACCGAAGAATTAGTCCAGGCTAACTCATTAGCTGCTAAACTATTAAAGATTAATCTAAAGGGGAAATATCCTGGGTTTTCAGAAGCTGCTACATCTTTGATTATGAAAATAATTGGAGATGATAATGTTGCTCTTGATGAAAAGTCTAGAGAGCAAGCTGTAAATGCTTTTAGATATTTAGCATGGGCGTGTAAATCAGGAGCAGAATAATGTCTCATAGTCCTAAAAAACTTTATGAAATGTATAATGGTGGGTTTACTGGCTGTTTGTGGGAGCCAGAACATTTTGAAGAATTAATGAAGTCTTTAAAATATCCATTATTCGGTAATGCAGATAAAGATGTTAAAGGTTCTGGAAAAGGTAAACTATCTACTCCTTTTAAGTCCGTATTACATTTTGATAAAAAGGCTTATGAAGAACGTCAGTCAACAGGTGACTGCACAAGTCATGGAACTCGTAATGCTTGCGATTTATCAAGGGCTGTAGAAATTCATGTTAATAATGAGAAAGAGTCTTGGATAGCTAGAGGGGCCACAGAAGGAATATATGGGTGTAGAGGACAAAGTGGACAAGGAATGAGTTGCAGTAGGGCTGCTCAATTTGTTAATGATATTGGAGGGATTTTATTAAGACAAAAATATGATGATATAGATTTGACTAAATATAATGGTAATACTGGAGCTGGTTGGGGAGGAAGAGGAGTTCCAAAGGATTTAGTTAAGGTGGCCAGACAACATCAGATAAAAACCACAAGTTTAATCAAAACGGTAGAAGAAGCTAGGGATGCTTTATATAATGGTTATGGGATTAATGTTTGTAGTAATTATGGATTTAGTAATAATAGGAATGATAAGGGAATAGCTAGAGCTCAGGGAAACTGGAGTCATAGTATGGCTTGGACTGCTTGTGACGATACCGGAACCCAACCATATTTTCTAGTTCAAAATTCTTGGGGAAAATGGAACTCCGGTGGTCATCCAGCATGGGGGCCAATCCCAGATGGTAGTTTTTTAATAGATTCAGATACAGCAGCAGGGATGCTAAATCAAAATGGGGCATATGCCTTTTCAAACTTTGATGGGTTCCCGGTGCAAAAATTACCTTCCTATGGATTTGAGGAGTACATATGAGAATTATTAATTATATATTATTAACAAGATTATTTAAATTATTAACAGGCCTAATAGTCTCCATACTATCTTTATTAGGAGTCAAACAAACATCAGAGCCTAAAAAAAGAAGAAGACTCTTTAAAAGGAGAGAAGAGTGAAATCTATAATTTTTTTATTATTAACAATTTTTGTATTTAATATCCCACAGGATAGATATAGGCCAACAGCAGCTTTGTGTCTTGCTGGAGGAATTATAAAGTCTGCTCGTTTGTCTACTCCAATAGAAGCAAAATATAAGAGAAAAGATTGTCCTGTATGTAAGGGTAAAGGATGGTATTTAAGTGGGGACGGTTTAGCAAAAGTGGAATGTGGTTATTGTATAGCTGATACCGGAGAAGCATCCGCGACACCAGTTGCTCCGATTCCAGTAAAACCCCCAGTTTCTACTAAGCCAAAAACTAAATATCCAATAAGGAATTATAGACAGTAAGACAGGACCTATTTAGTGGTATTATGGGCAATTTTTATTAAGAATATAGTCCAAATGGCCTACTTTCGCATGATAGACTTTGGTGTAAGATAGTGGAAAGACCTTTCTCGACAAAGGATTTGGACATTTTGTATATTTAAATTAATATTGTCCATTTATATTATAACTAAAAGGATAGAAATGATTGAGAAATACTATATTATTGGGCTTAAAAAAAACTCAAACATAAAACCCTTATACCCAGAAGAATGAATAGGGTTTAATTATGTCACACGATCCAAGCAATACGAACGATTCACACTGTAATAGTGCAAATTTTAATAGTGGAGCTGATTGGAACGGTCAAAATGGAAACGTAACAACTGTTGGAACGAATGGAAGTCCAAGTTACTATCTAACATATGATCAAACTGGGAATATAAAGGAATGGAATAACAGCACAATTGACTCTATTAACAAAGGATTAAGAGGAGGTAGCTGGGCGGATACAAGCGCCAACCTAACTTCTAGAGGCTCTCAGGATCCAAGAATATCTACGAATGTCAATGGTTTTCGCATAGCTACCATCAGTAATGAGTATGCCTTTAGCTCATTTGTAGACATAGCTAATAGTGGTAATACTGCTGACTCCACCACGTACGGCGCTGTCTCATATAATTATAAAATACAAACATATCCAGTAACCAATACTGAGTATACAGCTTTTTTGAATGCTGTTGCTAGCACAGATACTAATGCTGTGTACTTACAATCCATGGGATCCAACGTAGGAGGAATATCTCGCACTGGAAATCCTGGATCCTATGTGTATAGCGTAAGAACTAATATGGGAAACAAGCCCGTTTGCTTTATAAGCTGGTTCATGGCAGCAAGATTTGCTAATTGGCTCCATAATAATCGAATCAGTGGATTACAGGGTGATGCCACTACTGAAGATGGAGCATATAATCTTGATGGAACTACTTTAGTGCCAAAGGATGGATCAGCAAAATACTGGATACCAACAGAAAACGAATGGTATAAAGCCGCGTATTATGATCCCGATAAAAGTGGTGGTGCAGGATATTGGGATTATGCTACCCAAAGCGATTCCGCTCCAACAGCAGTAACAGCGACTAGTACAGGGGACGGTAGCCTGCCTAGTGTGTGTGTTACTCCAACTCCGACCCCAACAATAACTCTAACAAGAACTCCGACTATAACAATAACTCCAACAATAACTCTAACAAGAACTCCGACCATAACAATAACCCCTTCTGTTACTCCCACCATAACAGTAACTCCAACTATAACTGTCACAAAAACTCCCACTATGACAAAAACTGTGACAAAAACACCTACTATTACTCCCACAGTTACTAAAACCATAACCAGAACTCCAACTGTCACTAGAACTATAACTCCAACTATAACTATCACGAAAACCGTTACTCCTACAGTAACAAGAACCCCAACAATAACCAATACTCCTTCCAAAACTTTTAATCCTCCTCATAAAATAGGACAGCTAATATTTGATCAAAAGATTTATGGCAAAAATGATCTTACTGTGATATACAAAGGATTTAAATTAGTCGGAAGCATTAAAACTCCGATAATTGAGGTTAGAGAACCTTTTGACGTAACTCCAACCGTAACACCTAGTATTACTCCTACTAACACCCCAACCAATACTATTACTCCTACAGTCACTCCAACAGTGACGATAACTCCAACTATAACTCCCACTAGGACTCTGACTCCAACAATAACTGTTACCTCTACTATTACTCCAACGGTTACTACAACAAAAACTCCAACAATAACTCCAACTATAAGTTTAACTCCAACTCGGACAATTACCCCAACGGTAACAAAAACTCCGACGGTAACAAAAACCCCAACTCGAACAATTACCCCAACGGCAACGGTAACTTCGACTATAACTCCAACTCGGACAATTACCCCAACGGTAACAAAAACTCCGACGGTAACAAAAACCCCAACAAAAACTCCGACGGTAACAAAAACTCCAACTCGAACAATCACCCCAACCGTAACTGCAACTTCGACTATAACTCCGACTCGGACAAAAACTCCAACAACAACAAAAACTCCAACGGTAACAAAAACTCCGACGGTAACAGCAACTCCAACAAAAACCCCAACAATCACCCCAACTCGGACAATTACCCCAACAATCACCCCAACAATCACTCCAACTCGGACAATTACCCCAACAATCACCCCAACAATCACCCCCACTAGCACCCTGACTCCAACAATCACCCCAACAAAAACTCCAACAAGAACGTCAACAATCACCCCAACAATCACCCCAAGCATAACTCCTACGATTACTCCAACTTTAACTATAACTCCAACTATTACTTCGACCCCATCAATAACTCCAACAATTACTCCAACGATATCTCTTACTCCAAGTATAACTCCGACAATAACTATTACTTCAACAATAACTCCTACTATAACCCCTACCTCAACTCCTACTATAACTCCTACCCTAACTCCCACCCCCACTATAACTCCAACAGTTACTCCAACAATATCTCTGACCCCATCTATAACTCCAACAAAATGTATTTCTGGATATGTTTCTAAAAATACTTTTACAGCATTGAGTCCTGGATATTCTTCTCCTGAAACTATAGTTTTGGATTCTAATAATGAGTATGGATATGTATTAGGATTAGGATCATCAGGATCAGCATCTCACTCTATTATTAATAGAATAAGACTATCAGATAATATTATTGTTCCTTTTTCAAATAACGCTTCTGAGATATTAATTTTTAATACTACTGGACTAGCCACAGATATTACACTGGGCCCAATGGTTATTGATTCAACAGATACCTATCTTTATGTTTTAAGCCCATTTTCGATATATAAAATATCTATAGCTACTGGTATAACCACAAATGTTTTTTATCCACCATTTGGACAGTTTGCTGGAGACATAGCTATATCAAGTGATAATATTCCCTATATATATGCTTCATTTTTTGGTGGAGGCGTTAGCCCACCTGTAATAAGCACATCTTATCCTTATGTAGCAAAAATCAATACGTCTACTGGAGCGGTATTTAATATTCTAGTGTCAAAAGACGACTATTATGGCAGCATATCATCGGATCAAAAGAATAGACCAAATGGATTAGTGGTTAGCAAAGACAATACTCTAGTGTATTTTATACTTCCAAATGGTTATATTTATAAGATTGGAACGGGCTCTTTTGAGTATAGCGCTACTTTATTATCGGGCATCAATACTGCAGGAATACTCCCCGGATTTTTAGCTATTTCGTCAGATAGTAAAAATATTTATATTGTCAATACATCGTCTAATAATGTTTGTATTTTAAATAGGACGCAAATAACTGGTAATCTACAATCTAATGGCACTATAGCTACTGGCAGTTCTCCTTTGGGAATAGCTATTTCTCCGGATGATAAGAATGTTTATGTGGTAAATAATGGAAGCGATACTGTTTCTATCTTTGATCGAGATATATCAACGGGAAATTTGAGTGCGTCTACTCCACCTACTTTTGCAGTGGGACAATCTCCTAAAAATATAGCTATCTCACCAGATGGAGAGAATGTTTATGTCACAAACAGTAATTCTAGCACTCTGTCAATATTAGACAGAAACAAGGAAACCGGAGTCTTGACTAGTCTCGGAACTATTAGTACCGGATCGTCCCCAGTGTCTTATCCTGAAGATGTTGCTATTTCACCAGATGGCAAAAATGTATATGTCACAAGCTATAATACAGACAATATCTCTATATTTAGTAGAAATATCCAGGATGGAACCCTAACTGGAAGTACTAAAATTAGTGCCGCCTTGTCTCCTACGAGAATAGCTATTCCAGCAGATGGTAAGCAAGTTTATGTTACAAACTATAACTCTAATTATCAACAAAATACTATGTCTATTTTTAATAGAAATTTGATAACTGGAGAATTAACTATTCCTTCTTCCTTATCAAAGCATCCTCTGACAGGAGCAGGAGCTCCATACGACATAGCTATTTCCCCTAATGGCAAAAATATTTATGTTACAAATCCATCAAATAATAGTGTTTATGTTTTTAATAGAAGTGCTACTGGAGTATTAACCACAGTCTCAATAGCAACAATAGCAAAAGCTTACGCAATAGCTATTTCTCCTGATGGAGATAGTGTTTACGTTTCAATAAATAATTCTGGAACAGGCTCTATGGCCTCCTTCTCAGCTAGATCTTTGCCAAGAACTATAGGCACTCCATCTACTAATAGTGGGGTGGGCTTAGCCATATCTTCCGATGATCTATCTCTTTATGCTCAATATTATTCTAATGGTAAGATTATAATTATCGACACTTTAGCAGAAACAAATTATGAGGGAAGCATATATGCTGGAGCTACTCCTCTAGGTATTGTAATTGGCAGGGATGATGGATTTTTATATGTTTCTAATTATATGTCCAATCAAATCAGTAGAATAAATATATATACCAAAGAGAGAGATACTGTTCTAAATGTTGGAACAAAGCCAATAGGTATAGTTGTTAATAATAATAGTAGTTGTATTTTTACAGCAAACTCTGAGAGTAATAATATTACAAAATATTGCTTAGATAGACCATCTTGCTTTCCTACTCCTACTCCCACAAAAACATCAACGCTAACAACGACTCCTACTTTGACAATGTCTCCAACAGTAACTCCCACCTTGACTGTGTCTCCAACTACAACTTCCACTTTAACAGTAACTCCTACATCTACGCAAACGCCAACAATTACTCCGACCATAAGCTTAACTCCATCAGAAACTCCTACGTCAACGCCAACGCCAACAATTACTCCAACCATAAGTTTAACTCCATCTGTAACTCCTACGTCTACGCCAACGCCAACAATTACTCCAACCGTAAGCTTAACTCCATCAACAACTCCTGCCTCTACTCCGACCCCAACTATAACCCCAACTATAACTCCAACTATAAGTTTAACTCCATCAACAACTCCTACGTCTACTCCAACTCCAACAATTACTTTGACACCAACGATTACTCCATCAGTAACAGTCACTCCAACTATCACTCCAACGATCACTCCAACAATAACTGCTACTTTTACTCCAACCCCAACAATAACGGCGACTATAACTCCAACACCGTCGGTATCTCCAGCTGCTGTGGTACTGGGTATTACAGCAGTTCCAGCGTCTCCTAGGAATGGCTCTGGATATACGACATTCACAGCTCCGGCAGGCTCCTCCGCTCCCTATTCTTGGACAGTTGCTGGTGGTTCAATTTTCGTTAACTCCAGCCCTACAGCATCTTTTATCGATACTACGATCTATATGACTGGGACTTATACTATAACCTGCGTTCATAGTGGGGGCACTACAACAACATTGACTTATTATGTCATCTAACTTTCTCAAACTGCGGCCACAGGGTGTATTTTATAATTAGAGTAACTTAAGACAATAAGATAAATAGGTGCTTAAATGGACAAAGAAAAGCTTGAACAAATAGCTCAAAAGGTTATATCTAACATAAAAAATCAGAATAAAGATGATAATTTTGGTTTTATTATAACTGTCCTAATGATCATAAGTATTGTCTTAACATGTATAAGGATTATTCAAGAGTGTCATAAAAATAAAAGATTTGAAGAAGTGTCAGAAAAGGGACAGTTTTATTCAGAAAAAGTTCACACTTTAACAAGATTTCCTAACTGGTATGCTAGACATAAGGTTAAAAAAATAGTTAGAAAAGAACTGTCTCCAGAAGACTATAAGCGATATGGATTAGATCTCACAGATGCTCTATTCGTTACTGGAGCAGATCTCACGGAGGAAGAAACTCAAACCCTAGTGGAGGCTGCTAATGTTTAATTTAATAGTGTGGTGTGTTTATGGAATTTTTGTTGGAACAATTGCAAAGAGTATAGTGCCAGGAGAAGAAAATTTTGGATTTTGGAAAACTATAGCATTAGGGGTTGCAGGATCCTACGCAGGAGGTATAATAACCTATCTACTCGGGATTACTCCTCTTCAGCCAGCTGGAGTAATTATGGGTGTAGCAGGAGCGATTACATCCTTAGTTTTTTATAAACATTTATTGGAAAAGTAGATTAGACAATGTCAGAGAAAGAATTATTGGATGAAGAATCTATTGCTACGGGTTTAAGAACTATTTTTACAAGAATACAAAGAAGAGATACTATAGATGCCCTACAGCTGCTGAGCGAAGAACTAAGCAGTATTGATCCTAAAGATTTAAAATTTAGTGAGATTGTAGAACAGCTCGGTGGATTTCGTCAAATTGGTAAAGTTATTGCTTTGATTCATGAATTTGCAACAGCCCAAGGGGGTCAGGGGTCATTAGCTAAAGATGCTATGATTGATGATTCTATAGTCTCTATTAATCAATATTATTCTAAACTATCTCGTCCATCATGGGATGAATATTTTTTATCTTTAGCCTTTAATATATCGTTGAGATCAGAAGATCCAGATATAAAACATGGTTCAGTTATAGTGAATCAATATCATCAAATTATTGGAACAGGATATAACGGGCCCATTAAAGGATCGATTAATGCTTTGATACCTCTACATATTAGAGAAGAAAAAAGAAAATGGATGATACACGCAGAAGAAAACAGTATTCTGAATAGTACTCAGAATCCATCAGAAAGAGGAGATGGCTGTAAAATATATATTACTGGCCAACCCTGTAATCATTGTTTGCAGCGTATTATTAATTTTGGCATTAAAAAAATAATTATTGCTGACAGAATAGGCTCTATCACAGAAAATGATGAAATGAATATAATGAGAGATAAACTACTAGAAATGTCTGGTGCTAAAATAGAAAAATTTTCTACAAACAATATGTGGTTGAAAAGATTTTGCCAAGGTGTAATATGAACGTACTGTCTATTTGTTTTTACTTCTCTGTATGCTCTTTTTTTTATCTAGAAGCTTTCGGGGATCCAAACATCAACGAACAACATCAACTCGTTACTATTCTTGGGCTAATGGCTATTTTAAATAGAGAAGAAAGAGATAAAAAATGATATTCGACGAACAAATAACTAGAAAACCAGACAAATATCCTTGGACGCAAGATTTCATAGAAGCTATGCACAATGGCTTTTGGACAGTTAGGGAATTTAATTTTCAGAGTGATATTCAGGACTTTAGGGTTTCTCTTAGTGATCAAGAAAAAATAATTATAACCAGGGCCCTATCTACTATCGGTCAATTAGAAATTTCAGTTAAAAAGTTTTGGGCTAAAATTGGAGACAATCTACCCCACCCATCTATTAATGATATGGGATATGTAATGGCTAATGTAGAGGTTGTTCATGGAGACGCGTACGAAAGATTGTTAGAAGTTCTTGGGATAGAAGATTCGTTTGAAGAAATCTTAAAATTAGATATGATTAAGGGCCGGGTCAACTATCTTAGAAAACATCTTCATAAATTTCACTCTGATAATAAAAAACAGTTTATTTATTCCCTAATTCTATTTACCCTGTTTGTAGAAAATATAGCCCTATTCTCTCAGTTCTATACCATAGGTTTTTTCTCAAGATATAAAAATGTTTTGAAGGACACCAATAAACAAGTAGAATATACTTCAAGAGAAGAAAATTTACATGCTATGATAGGGATCAAATTGATCAATACTATTAGAGAAGAATATCCAGAAATCTTTGATGAAGAACTAGAAGCTAAAATCTCTTATGAAGCTAAAGAAGCTGTTAAGTATGAGTGTCAAATAGCAGAATGGATTATAAATGGCTATGAGCACGACAAACTCAATGCTGCTCTGCTCAAAGAATTTATTAAAAATAGAATGAATGAATCTTTAGTGAGTATTGGTTATGATAAAATTTTTGATACTAACAATGAACTATTAACTAAGACGATATGGTTTGATGAACAAGTTTTGGGTAATAATATGACAGATTTTTTTCATTCTCGTCCAGTAGAATATTCTAAAAAATCTCAGAGTTTTGCTGAGGAAGATTTGTTCTAATATAGATAGATCACCAAAAGACACGCAGGAAAATCAATAGGATGGATTTTACGACATAATGCAATATAAAGAATATTATTGGCTTAATTCTCACAGTCGCCTCTTTTTAGAAAGAGGATATTTATCCGATAATCAAACTCCAGAAGATAGATACAAACAAATATCTGATAATGCAGAAAAAATATTAAAGATCAAGGGTTTTTCTAAAAAGTTTAATGAGTATTTAGCAAAAGGCTTTTATAGCTTAGCCACTCCAATTATTACTAATTTTGGGAATACTCGGGGTTTGCCAGTATCTTGTTTTGGGTCATATGTCAAAGATACTATGGAGTCTATTCTTACAAAAACTGCTGAAGTTGGAATGATGAGTAAAATGGGTGGTGGAACTAGTGGGTATTTTGGAGATTTAAGAGCTAGGGGTTCCAAGATTAGTGTTGGGGGCGAATCTAGTGGTCCCATACATTTTATGGAACTTTTTGACAAGGTAGCAGAAGTTATTTCTCAGGGATCAGCCAGAAGAGGATCTTTTGCAGCGTATCTACCAGTAGATCATCCAGATATAGAAGAATTTCTACAGATTAGATCAGAGGGTCATCCTATTCAGAATATGAGTATTGGAATAACTATTAGTGATAAATGGATGACAGACATGACCAATGGAGATAAGAGCAAAAGAGGAATATGGGCAAAGGTTATTCAAAAAAGATTTGAGACCGGTTATCCATATATTATGTTTAGTGACACAACAAATAATAATTGTCCAAAAGTTTATAAAGATAAAAAAATCACAATCAAAGCCTCAAATTTGTGCAGTGAAATCCAATTACAATCTGATGAGAATAATTCTTTTGTTTGTGTTTTATCTTCCTTAAATCTATTACATTGGGATGAAATCAAAGATACTGACGCAATAGAGACCCTTATATATTTCTTAGACTCTGTTAATGAAGAGTTTATATCTAAAACTAAAGATATGAAATTTATGGAATCGGCCAATAAGTTTGCTTCTTCACAAAGAGCTTTAGGTATGGGTGTTTTAGGATGGCACTCTTTCTTACAGTCCAAAATGATACCTTTTGAAAGTTTAGAAGCTAAGATGCTTAATTCTAGTATCTGGAAGGTTATTAGAGAAAAGGCCGATAAAGCATCTGTAGAACTAGCCTCCCTATTTGGGGAGCCAGAACTATTAAAGGGGTATGGCCGTAGGAATGTCACCACGCTCTCTATAGCGCCCACTACGTCGAGTTCTTTTATTTTAGGGCAAGTCAGCCCCAGTATAGAACCTTTAAATTCTAACTACTTTGTCAAGAATCTGGCCAAAGGTAAATTTACCTATAAAAATCCATATCTTAAAGAAGTCTTAAAGAATCATAAAAGACATGACGATGAAACCTGGAAGACCATTTTAGTTAAGGGTGGGTCCGTGCAACACCTAAAATTTTTATCAGATATAGAAAAATCTGTTTTTAAAACATTTGGGGAAATAAGCCAAAAAGAAATAGTTATACAGGCATCACAAAGACAAAAATATATAGATCAATCTCAGTCTTTAAATATTATGATAGGCCCAGAGTGTTCTGCTAAAGAAGTTAGTAAATTATTAATAGAGGGATGGAAGATGGGTATAAAAACATTTTATTATCAAAGATCCGCAAACCCCGCACAAGAATTAGCCCGATCCATATTATCCTGTATCTCCTGTGAGTCATAATGATAAATATAAAAAAATTAGATGAAAAAGCAATAATCCCAACAAGATCTCATATTAATGATGCTGGAGCAGATCTTTATTCTATAGAAGATATTGTTATTCCACCATCTTCTAGAGCTACAATAAAAACTGGAATATCTATAGAAATACCCACTGGTTTTTATGGCAGAGTAGCTCCAAGATCCGGTCTAGCAGCAAAACATGGGATTGATATTTTAGCAGGAGTTGTGGATAGTTCATATCGTGGGGAAATACTTGTTGTTATGTTAAACACAGATACTTCAAATTCTTTTACGGTTAATTGTGGAGATAGAATAGCCCAGTTGATTGTGCAGGAGCATCAGAATTATTATTTTATTGAATCAGAAGAATTATCATCAACAGATAGGGGCTCTGGGGGTTTTGGGTCTAGTGGATCTAAATAATTATATAATGGTGTATTTATATTGTGTGATGATTATAAATAAACTATAATATGGGTCCCTCTTGAAAAATACATTAAACTATTACCCAATTATAAAAGGAAGCATTGCCCTTAATCATATTCTAGCGACTATACCTAAGACCAATATCTATTTCAAGATCTACGAGGTGTTGTTTGAGAAAAAATAGCAATAAGAACTCTTCTATAAAAAAGCCTAAGCCTATAAATGCCACGAATAAAATCACATACCCAGAAGCTTACAGAAACAGATTAAAAGCAAGGTCAAATAATCAACAAAAATACATAGACGATATAATAGCTAATCATGTGACATTTGCACAGGGCCCAGCAGGATCTGGTAAAACATTAATATCTGTTGGCATGGCAATTGAATATTTATTAGACGATAAGGTTAAAAAGATTATTTTCACAAGACCCGTTGTTGAGGTAGGAGCTAGTATAGGCTATCTTCCTGGCACTGCTGAAGAAAAACTCCACCCATACCTATTACCAATATTAGATGAAATCGCCTATTTTATTTCTCCTGCACAATATGCTTCTCTTAAATTGAGCAACAGAATAGAAGTTGTTCCATTGAATCTAATGAGAGGAAGAACCTTCAACAACTCTTTTATTGTTTGTGATGAATCTCAAAATGCTTCATACGATCAATTAAAAATGCTCTTGACAAGAATAGGAAAAGACAGTAAAATGATTATCAATGGAGATAACATGCAGTCTGATCTTCCGAGACATGCTCAAGGGGGTCTTTTTACAATGACAGAACAGCTATGTGGTATTCCAGGCATCGGTGTCTCGGTACTGGAAATTTCAGACATTGTTAGAAATCCTATTATTTCTCAGATCATTATAAAATTAGAAGAGTATGAAAAACAAAGAACACAATAAGTGCTTAGTTCTTAATGTTGACTACGCTCCTCTTTATCTCATCTCTTGGAAAAGGGCTGTGATCTTGAGCATGAAACATGTGGATAAAAAAAATAATGGGGTCGAGATTATAGAATTTTTTGATGATGATTATATTCAGGGAACTAATAATCAAAAATTTTTAATACCAGCAGTTGCTAGGATTCTAAAATTTAGGAATAATGGAGAAGCTACGATAAAGTTCAATAGAAGCAACGTATTTATTAGAGATGGGCTTAAATGTCAATATTGTGGGAAATGCAAAACTGTAAAGGAATTGACTTATGATCATGTTATACCCAAGAGTCAGTGGGACTACTCAAAGTCTAATAATCCAACTAATTGGACAAATATAGTAACGTCGTGTATATCTTGTAATAGAAAAAAATCTAATAGAACACCAAAACAAGCTGGTATGACCATTATAACTACTCCAGAAAAACCTCATAAGAACATCAAATACTTGCCATTAGCCCACCATCTATCTAGAATAGGTTACGGGATTCCCAATGAATGGAAAATATTTTTAGGAAAGATATCTTTAAATGACTAAAAAAGACTTTAGTATAGATACTAATGAGGCCCAAGAAGATTTTTATTGTTTGATTGGACAGGAAGATTTTTCAGATTCAGAACAACTCCCCAGATCCAAAGAGAACGATTCAAAAGTCTGTGCAAAACGCATACAAAATAAAAAATCTAAGCATTTTGAGGGTGGAACAATAGGATACAGATACTATATAAAGATTTCCCCAGAGCTTATACTTTTTAATCCTATTAAACTCAATTCCTCAGTTAAAGACAAGCCTAAATTCCATCATATTAATAAGATCTGTAAAAGCGAGTGGACATTTAAAGAAGTGGATTTCTCTATTTTTAATAAATACCTCAATTTTTTAAAAACTGGCGATATAAAATGGTTAAAGGATGCAGAAAGGCAGTTACAATAATTATGCCCCAGTATACTTATTTTTGTAATTCTTGTGAAAAAAAGATCGAACTAGTTCTGTCTTATGCAGAATACGAGAAGAATAAAATAAGATGTAATAATTGTGGGTCCCTAAAAGTTACAAGATCTTTCTCAGATGATATGATTGGCATATCCTCCTGTGTTAAAAAACATGATAGCGAACTGAAAACTATTGGGGATCTAGCAAATAGAAATAACGACAAATTTAGCGAAGATAAGAAAGCATCTTTAAGAAACAAACATAATGAGTACAAAGAAGATACGTCTTATCAAAAAGAGCTTCCTTCTGGTATGAGTAGAATTAAAAAACCCAGGAAAAACACATGACAGAAGATAAACTGCCAGAAGAACTACCGGAAAATGTTTTGCGAGGTATCAAAGATCTTTTAGAGTCTTCTAAAGACGATCAGCAAAAAGAAACAGAAAAAGTATATTCTGACTATGAGCAATTACCAAAACCAGACCAAGTAGAAAAACTAATTGATTGTAAGACAGAGTTAGTTTTTACGATTGTTGGAGATGCTATAGAAGTATCTGGAGATTCCTACTTTTCAAAAAAAGTATTTGATAGGAGCTATCATATCGAAGTTCCAGAGAGTGAAGACTATGAATTATTTATGAGCGTCTTTTTTGATCATCTGGAAAAATGTTTAGAGCAATCTGTAAAACAAGTTATGCCAAAAAAGGATTCCAGTAGTGATGGATAGTTTTATTTTCCAGCAAAAGCAACAAGACAATAATTCCAAAGAAATGGAAGAAAGATACTATTGTATTCTTGGTTCTGAAGACTATATGGATGATGAGGGCTTTCCAAGAAAAAAAAATATGGATAGCTCGGTAGTTGCTAGATCAATACAAGGAAGGGATTCCTGTCGTCATTATATAAGAATTTCTCAAAACAAAAAACTATATAATCCAATATCCGTTCTGGACGATGACCGATCTTCAGACTTTCTGGACAGTGTCTGTAGATCTTCCGATTCTTTTAAATCTGTCAACAATAAAATATTTAGTATGTATCTAAATTTTTTGATTTCCAAAAACATAGCATGGCTCCACAGAGCAGAAAGAGAGATGGCATGATGGCAAGATTAAGTAAATTGCAAATATATTCTATAAAGTGGTTGAATTCTCAGGGGAAAAATATTGATGAAATTGCAAATGAGTTAAATTTAAAACTAACTACTAAGCAAATGGAAAAGATTATTCCTCCAGCTATTATAAAAGAAGAGCCGGTAGCTGTTGTTCCAACCATCGGAGTAAAAGATCTTATGATAACTAGCACATCTGGTAAGAACAACAATACTATTGCTATTATGACAAAAGATGCTTCTGCTGCTGCTGATCATGCTAGAACATCTTCCTCCCCAGACCCTCGATCCTTAAATAAAAATTCTATTTACAGACAGAAAAAATGACCAATAAATATCCGTCTAGGTACTCGAATGGCAAACAGGTGTCTGCTGCTCAGTATATTACAGAAGTTATCTGCGAACACAAAGCTAAAATAGATGGATTGGATCTAAATTATAAATTTTGGATAACCAAAGAATGGGATCTGCACTATAGGAGTCAAATTTCTTCAGCTAATAAGCTGTTGAAGAAGTATTCCGCATCGGCTATTATAAAGGCTTTGAACGATAAAAAGTCAGAAAAAATTTATTCTTTGCGGGCTCCTCATCTTCTTCCTATTATAGAGAAATACGAGAAAATACTAGCTAGCCAAAATCTAGATTTTACTAAAGAAATAGATCGACAAGATCACAAGACGCACAGGCGAGATAAACAGAAACAAAACATCATCTCTAAACTTAAGGAATTGGATAATGGGATTTAAAGAAGATCTTACTAAGAATTTTGGTCAAGATATTATAATGTCTGCTAATTCTATAATAGATAGAGAGTCTGTAGTAATACCAGTTAGCCCATCTTTAGATATTATCTTGGGTGGAGGAATACCAGAAGGAAGTTTTGTTGTATTAACAGGTCAACCAAAATGTGGCAAAACGACCACCTCACTGGACTTCGCAGCCACTGCACAAAAAGAAGAGTATCAAGGAAAACTTAAGACTGCTAGGCGAGTGTACTATCTAAACGTAGAAGGTAGACTAAAAAAAAGAGACCTAGAGGGAATTCCAGGACTAGATCTTGATAGATTTGATGTAATAGGATCTCAACAAGGAAAGATATTACATGCCGAAGAATATCTTCAAGTAGCAGAAAGAATTATTAACGAAGAGCCTGGATGTATAATGATAATCGACTCCTATTCTGCATTATGCACAGAAGCAGAAATAACTTCAGATATGGATAAGATGCAAAGAGCCGATGGTGCTAAGTTATTAGCTAAATTCTGCAGAAAAGTAGCAAATGTGATTCCTGTAAATAAAAATATAGTAATAGGTATTACTCATCTCATGGGTAATCCAACTGGATATGGAGCAGAATTCAAAGAAAAGTCTGGTCAGGCTATTGCTTATCAGACAGATGTTAAGCTAAGAGCTAAAACTTTTAAGCCATGGACTATAAGTGCAGATAGTACACAAATAGGACAAGAGGTTGATTGGCAGGTAATATGCTCAGCACTTGGACCTCCCGGAGCAACAATTACCAGTTATATCAGATATGGCCAAGGAATAGATGTTCACATGGAGTCTATTATGCTGGCTTGTGATATAGGATTAATAAATAAGGGTGGGGCCTGGTATACATTAGACTTTCTGGAAGAAGAGAAAAAACAAAAATTACAGGGTTCAGAAAAAATTAGACAATTCTTATTAGAGAATCCATTAGCTTATAAAAAATTAAATGAAGCTATTAAAAAAACTATGGGAATAAAATGACCATAAAGGATCTGGATAATAATATCCATAATTGGCACCTGACTGGAAATATGTCCCATGGAAATACTGCTAATAAGTCGTCATTACATCTTAGAGTTAGACAAATATTGACAACAAATTTCCCCACTTTACAAATACTAGAAGAAGTTCCTATTCCATTAAGAAAATCTGAAACACTATATCTAGATTTTTATATGCCGCTAATTAAAACATGCGTCGAAGTTCATGGGGAACAGCACTATAAGTTTGTTGCTTACTATCATAATAATCAATTTGGTTTTATAAAACAAAAAAAGAGAGATAAAGATAAAAAAGAGTGGTGCGAAACCAATGGGATCAAATATATAGATCTTGCTTTCGATAAAACAGATGAAGAATGGGAGAAGCAGGTAAAGAATGAATACTAAAGAGCAAGTGGAAAATTGGGACAAGGTATTAGATGAATATGAAAAGGGCGTTGGCTTTAGTTCGTATGGTCTAAATAAGTTTGATGATACGGAGTTTAGTGATTATTTTACTATGTCTAGGGACCAAATTGAAAAATTGACCCCAGAAGACTGCGCTCAGATCTCGTATCGGCTGGCACAATTCGCTTTTCATGTTCAAAGAACAGTTAACAGAGAATTAGCTAGATATAATTGGTCAGACGAAACTATCAAGGAGACAATTGCTGATGAGCTAAATAGTTATCATGGATATGGATATGCGGAAAAATCTTTACAAGCAATAAAGCATAATAGTGGAGCCCAGTCTCTGAATAAGATTAAAAAGTATGCAAAACAAAGGGCTGATAGATTGCAGTATTTGTCAACAAACATAAAGAATCTCTCAGATATTCTACTATCTGTACAAAAAACAAAGGTGAAACATGGATCTTAGTCAGTTTTCCAAAAATCCCGAGCAAATCAGAGGATTAATAGCTCTGCTGGAAAGCATGTTGCCGAAAGAAAATGCTGAGGATGCTGTTGAAGATGAAGACAAGCAGGCTACTCCAATAGAGACTAAAGCAAAAAAAAGACCTGGTAAACAAATTAAGAAAAAACCAGCAGAAAGCAAAAATAAATTTTCTTCAATGCCAGAGTTCAATATGCACAAAGATGATTCTGCCATAGATAAAAGGCTTGCAAAAATACCTCCCACTGCTAGAATGAGAGAGTCCATTTCATATGTCGATGTGACATGTAGAATTTGTGGCAAGAGAGAGACGATAAGCTCTTCACTTGTCTTTGAGTCATTGTCTAGATATAAATGCAATAGTTGCGCAACACAAGCGGGATGAATATGATTTTATGCGATCCATCTGCTGAAAGAGCCGTATTGAGTTGTATTATTCAGTATGGCGAGGATGCTTTTTTGGATGTCTCTGACTTAATTACGGAGTCGACATTTACTGTTGATAGCAATCAGATTATTTTTAGGTGTCTGAAAAATATATGTGAGAAGAACAATAAGCCTAAAATAGACATAGCCATGATATATTCTACTTCTCAAGAGCTAGAATTGTCACATATCTTATCGAAAAAAGAAGAAGCTCAACATTTAAAGGCCATAAATGATTTTCCTGCAAATCTAGAGAATGTTAGAAAATTTGCTGGAAAAATAAGAAAACTTGAAATAGCTAGACTCTTACACAAAAGATTGAAGACTATTCAGGATCAGCTGTTAGAGGTAAATGGTACAGAAAGCATATCCTCAATTTTAGGAGTAGCAGAAGATTCTATTTTTAATTTTTCTTCAACTCTCACCAATGATGATTCTGGGCCAGCTGCTGTTGGAGATGGAATTGCACAATATGTAGATTTTCTTCAAAATAATAAAATTGATCAGGTAGGAATATCTACTGGCTTCCCAGTTTATGATAAAGCTATTGGTGGAGGACTAAGAAAAAGCACAGTAAATATAATAGCCGCTAGACCAAAAACCGGTAAAACATTACTGGCTGATAATATGGGCCTATATATTGCTAACAAGCTAAAAATTCCAGTGCTAAATATGGATACAGAAATGACCAAAGAAGATCATATCCATAGATTATTAGCTATGTCGACAGAAATAGAGATATCAAAAATTGAGACAGGTCAATTCTCAGAGTCTCCAAATCTTGTGAATAAAATTCAAGAGGCAACAGAACAACTAAAAAATACTCCTCTGTATTACAAAATAATAGCGGGAAAACCATTTGATGAACAGCTATCGATAATGAGAAGATGGTTAGTAAAAGATGTTGGACTGAATGACGATGGAACAGCAAAAGATTGCGTCATATTCTATGATTATATTAAATTAATGGATACTGCAGGATTATCTCAAGATGTAAAAGAGTACCAGTTACTGGGATTTATGATGACTAGTTTGCATAATTTTGCAGTAAAATATAAGGTTCCAATAGTTGCATTCATCCAATTGAACAGAGATGGTATAAATAAGGAAAGCACAGATACTGCTAGCGGATCAGATCGAATAGTTTGGTTATGTAGTAATTTTACTATCTTTAAGAAAAAATCAGACGAAGAAATTGCTGAGGACGGATCTGAAGCGGGCAATAGAAAACTGGTGCCAGTCATTAGCAGACACGGAGGAGGATTAGACGACAATGACTATATTAACTGCAATATGAAAGGCTGGTGTGCCAAAATAGTAGAAGGCAAGACAAAATTAGAAATAATGCATAATGTTCATACTCCTAAAGACGGATTTATAGTAAATGGAACAGGTGATGAAGAAATCTCGTTCGTATGATCAGTATCAGTTAAAAGAGCTATCGTATTTGGTTTGTGACAATATTGAAGATCTTTTTTCTGTTCTGAATATTTCGTCCTATAAGATATCTGGAAATATGATATCTATGTCTTGTCCTATTCATGGCGGAGATAATGACTCTGCCCTAAATCTATATCATGAAGGAGACAGCTACAGAGGAAACTGGAAATGCAGAACTCACCAGTGTGAACAAGTTTTCAAGTCTTCTATAATAGGATTCATTAGAGGATGCTTGTCTAGAGAAAGATTAAGTTGGCAGAAAGTAGAAGACGACACAGTATCATTTAAAGAAGCTATCGATTTTGCTATTGGTTTCGCGAAACATGATCCGAGTATATCAAAAGTTTCAAAAAAAGATAAAGAAAAAAATAACTTTGTAAACATGGTAAAGCATACTGGGGTTGTGCCTGTAACTAAAGGTCCAACTGTCTCTAGAGAAATGGTGGTGAAAGGATTAACAATTCCTTCCAAGTACTTTTTAGATAGGGGCTTCACAAAAAATATTCTTGAAAAGTATGACATAGGGGACTGCATTAAAACAGATAGGGAGATGAGCAATAGAGCGGTTGTTCCTATATATGACATCTCTCGCTCAACAATGGTAGGATGTACAGGAAGAGCAACAGATGGACAACTTCCAAAATGGAGACATAGCAAGGGACTAAAAACTCAGGAGCATTTATATAATTTCTGGTTTGCTAGAGAACACATTAAGTCAAGTCGATGTGTGATCATAGTAGAGAGCCCAGGAAATGTTTGGAGACTAGAGGAGTCAGGTATTCATAATTCAGTAGCGATATTCGGAGCATCATTACAAGACAAGCAGAAATTATTGTTAGACATTTCGGGTGCCATGAATATAATAACGATTATGGATAATGACAAAGCTGGAGTTGACGCTGCCAAGCAGATAAGGGATAAGTGTGAGAGAACATATAATATAAATAATATTTCATTAGAACACAACGATATTGCTGATATGAGTATATCTGAAATAAAAGATACCATTAAACCTATGATAGAAAGAATCAAATGACCTACATACTATCATTTTCTGGACGTAAGCAGTCGGGTAAAAGCACATCAGCAGATTATATAATATCTTTAATAAATGAGCATAAATTCAATATGTCTTATAAGATCTATAGTTTTGCAGACCCACTTAAACAGGACATCTGCATCAACATATTAGGACTAACTTATGACCAGTGTTATGGGTCTGATGATAATAAGAACACTATGACTGATTTATGGTGGGATGGGGTTCAATTAACAGCTAGAGAAGCTATGGAGATCATAGGGACTAAAATCTTTAGAGCATTAAAAACAAATGTATGGGTTGATGCTACTATAAATAAGATTAAAAAAGAAAATGTGGATCTGGCTATTATCTCAGACTGTAGATTTCCAAATGAGGTAGAGGCAGTTAAAAATGGTGGGGGTCTTAATATAAGACTAGAGTCGGATCCATTCCATTCTAATAGTATCAGTGAAAACTCTCTAGATCAGGATGTTTATGATTGGTCTAATTTTGATCTTATTATTAAAAATTCTAAAATGACTATTGAGGAAAAAAATAAAGAGATATTAAGATTTTTATATGATTATAATATTATCTCTACTTGTGGGCTTTCTGATGATAAAATACGACAATACCAAAACAAAGGAATACTGTCATTATAATAACATACTTCAGAAGTTCATCTTATAATACCCATTCTATGTGCGAGCAGCAGTACTTTGCTGAATACGTACTTGGTTGGCGAGGCCCATCTGGACAAAAAGCAGACAAAGGAACAATAACTCACAAAATACTAGAAATTTTAGCAGTAATAAAAAAGGGTCTACAAGACAATGCTTCTAGTATTGATGATAATATCTTGGGCAATATTAGTACCACTAATTATGATTTAGATGATATTATATCAAGAGTATATAAGCATTATTCTGAAAAAATTTCCCCTTACCATAAATGGTCTGATAAAGATCTTAGAGACTGTAGAGACTGGACTAATAAAGCCATATCTTTTAATGGGGGGATGTTTGATCCAAGAAATAGAAATATTATATGTCCAGAACAACACTTTGATTTTGAAATAGATAAACCTTGGTCTAAGTATTCATATAATACTATGGACGGAAGACTGGAAGGGAATTTGGCTCTTAAGGGGACAATTGATCTCATTACTCTTGTAGATGATGATACTATAGAAATTATTGACTGGAAAACCGGAAAGAGAAGAGATTGGGCAACAGGAAAAGAAAAGACTCAGGAGAATCTGGAAAAAGACCCTCAGCTTATGATCTATTATTATGCCATAAAGCACCTATATCCAGACATAAAGAATATAATTTTTTCTATATATTTTATCAATGATGGAGGACCATTTTCTGTGTGCTTTAGCAATAAGGATATTCTTAATACTGAAGATATTCTAAGGGCTAAGTTTGAAATAATTAAAAAAAGCAAAAAGCCGAGACTCAATAAAACCTGGATGTGCAGTAAATTATGTCATTTTGGAAAGACCACATTCGAGAACACCAATATAGAAGCAATGACGGAGTATAGAGACAATCAAAGGTGTCCAAATGGATCGGTAATGACAAAATGTGAGCAATTAAAACACGAGGTTGACCTTTACGGAATAGACACTACAATGATCATGTACACTCACCCGAATCACTCATTAAGTTTCTACAAAGCTCCTGGTTAAGCATGAAACCCTCTTACTCCGTACTTCACTGTCATTCTCACTACAGCCTATTGGATGGGATTAGTAAACCAAGCCAGATCGCCAAAAGATGCGAGGATATAGGAGTAAACTCATGTGCTATTACTGATCACGGATCTATCTCTGGGTGCGTCCAGTTCTATTCCGCTATGGCTGCTAAAAAGATCAAACCAATTCTTGGCTGCGAGATGTATCTTTGCAAAGAAGACTCAAAGATCAAAACAAAAGAAAACAGTCATCTTAGTCATTTTATTATTTTAGCAAAGAATCTCAAAGGATGGAAAACTCTTATAAAGATTATTTCTGAATCAAATCTAGAAGAAAATTTTTACCATAAGCCAAGACTAAGCCTTGACAGACTATCAGAAATGTTAGATGGTAACATTATAGGTTTTTGTGGACACATAGGGTCATATATCCACGACTTAATTAAGATCACAGAGAGAGAAAATATGATCAAGGAGAGTACTGAATTTGTCCACAAGATGAAAGATGTTTTTGGTAAAGATAATTTTTTCCTAGAGAGTCAGCTTATGGACGCTCAAAATAATAAAGAGCAAATATCTTTAACAGAATTTATTCGAGACATAGGACAAAAAACTGACACTCGGGTGGTATGTACTCCAGATGCTCATTATTGTGAAAAAAAAGATGCTGTGGATCAAAGGGTTCTTTTATGCAATAGTATGAAAACAACACTCTCAGATATAAGTTCTAAAATTTTAAACGACGAAGATATTCCTCTGGGCTGCTTTTTTAAATCTGATAATTATCATATTTTATCAAACGAAGAGATGTACGATATCCACACAGAAGAAGAAATAAACAATACCATATATCTTAGTTCTTTAATAGAGGACTACAACATATTACAGAAACCTTCTTTACCCCCATTCGATTGTCCAAATGGGCAAAATCCAGATGAATATCTAAGACAATTGTGTAGAAATGGTTGGAGAGAAAAGATTCTCAATATTATTCCTGTTGAACATCATGATGAATATACAAATAGGATCAAGTATGAACTAGAAATACTTCAACAGGCTGGATTATCTAGCTATTTTCTTATAGTCGAAGATATTGTAAAATATATTAAAGGGGAAAAATGGCTACCCGGTCCAGGAAGAGGATCAGCAGCAGGATGTCTTGTTTCATATTTATTGGGAATAACATCAATAGATCCAATAAAATATAATCTGATCTTTGAAAGATTTTATAACTCTGGAAGAAACTCAGAAGGTAGTATTTCTATGCCAGATATTGATGTTGATGTTCCCATTAATAAAAGAGAGAACATTATTAATTATATTAGAAATAAATATGGGTCAGATAAAGTCTCTCAGATTATAACCTATAATACTATGAAGGGTAGAGGAGCTTTAAAAGAAGTTTTAAGAGTTTATGGAGATGTTTCATTCGAAGAGATGAATAGAATAACAAAAAATATACCCGATGAGGCTAAGATAGCGGATGAGTTGCAAGAGATGAAACAGGACACTGGAGAGGCATCTATTATTAGATGGGCATTAGAAAACAATGTTGAAAAACTCAAAGAATGGTGTAGTATATCTGAAGATGGCTCATTGGTCGGGCCACTGTGCAAAAGATTCGAGCAAGCAATTCGACTAGAGGGAATCAAGTCAAATCAATCCAAACATGCTGCTGGTGTCGTTATTAGCAGCACAGAACTCAGAGATATTTGTCCCATGATCTATGATGCAAAAAACAATCAGCACTTAGGAGGCATGGAAATGCAAGATCTTGAAAATCTAGGAATCATAAAGTTCGACATATTAGGCATAGCAATGTTAGACAAGGTTATGATTATTTCAGATATTCTTAAAAACGGAGAGTAGTATCATGCAAAAAACAATGGATGAATTAGCAGTTGGAGAAATGTTTACTGTTAATGATGTTAAATATGTTAAGATTTCAGATGTGAAAGTAAGTTGTTGTCGTAGCGTAAATTGTCAGGAACACGACAACTCTGGTTCTAGGCACTTTTTCCCAGGAAATACAATAGTAACAACCAATGGCTAATTCTCAGAAGATTTGTGTTTTTGATTTAGAAACAGATGGCGTAAATCCAGATGTTTGTAGTCCAGTTCAAATAGCTGCATTAATGATAGATCCTTATAAATTAGAGATTATTAAAAACTCAGAGTTTAATATTAGTCTCAAGCCATCTGCTCTTGAAGATAAGCCAGATTATAGATATGAAGATAGTGATGTTTTAGATTTTCACGCAAAGGTTAGATCTTGCGATAAGTCTATCATATTAGAACAATGGCAAGGATATCAGAAACAAGAACATGGATGGAAAATGTTTATATCCTATTTAGACATATATCATACCAGAAGTAGTAAAAAATCTTGTTTCTCAGCTCCTATTGCTGCTGGATATAATATAAATAGGTTTGATATTAGGATAATAGACAGAATGAGTAATAAGTATGGCAATACAAATAAAGAAGGCAGGAACAATCTTTTTTATCCAAGAGATGTAATAGATCTAATGAATATGGTTTTTTATTGGTTTGAGGCTAATACTGAACTTAAAAGTTATACTCTGGATAATGTAAGAGAATACTTTGGTTTATCCAAAGAGGGTGGTCATGATGCTCTCAAAGATGTTAAGGATACAGCCGAACTACTAATTAGATTTATGAGACTGCATAGAAATACTGCCGCTAAAGTAAAGTTTAAAGGATCTTTTTTAAATGTCTAGTGAGTTTGCTTTTGATTGTGGATGTAAATTTAAGATTCTTAACAATATAGTCTCTGAAGAATTTCCAAGAATAGAATTTTCTGGAAAGCTAGATGAACTAGATCTTTCGTGCCAAAGAACATGGGATATGATTTCAACAGGAAATACCAAGGGGTGCTTTCAGTTGGAATCTAGACTAGGGCAGTCAATGGCCAAAAGACTTAAACCTGGAAATATTGAGGAGCTATCTGCTCTGATAAGTATTTTAAGACCGGGTTGTCTAGAGGCTACAAGAGATGGAAAAAGTGTTTCTAATCATTATATTGATAAAAAGAATAATGAAGAGAGTATTGATTATTTTCATCCTATTTTAGAACAATCTTTGAAAACTACCTATGGAGAGATGATATATCAAGAGCAGTCAATGGAAATAGCTAAAACAATAGCGGGGTTTGATCTTAAAGAGGCAGACGTTCTTAGAAAAGCTATTGGTAAGAAGAAACCAGAACTTATGGCCCAAATGAAACTTAAGTTTTTAGACGGATGTAAAAAACAGGATATCGTTGACGTTCAAACGGCAGAACAGATATTCGACTGGATAGAAAAAGCCCAAAGATATCAATTTAACAAGTCCCATTCTGTTAGTTATGCAATGAACGCTTATTTATCAGCATATGCTAAAGCTCATTTTCCAAAAGTCTTTTTTGCCTCATATCTAAGATTTGCCAGAGACAAAGTAGATCCACAGAGAGAAATAAAAGAACTAGTAAAAAATGCTTCAGAGATGGATATAGATGTTTGCGTCCCAGATTTACGAAAACTCAACAAGCTTTTTATTCTTAAAGATAAAAAAATATATTTTGGTCTAACTGACATCAAAGGAGTAGGAGAATCTGTCTACAATAAGATTTTAGATATTACTAAAGATAAGAATATATATGAGATGACATGGGCAGATATCTTAACTGGAATCCTGCTAAAAATAAACTCGACAGCTAGTAAAGCTATGGTTTCATGCGGGGCCTTGGATTTTCTTAAAAAGAATAGAACAGAACTATTATTTCAGCTTGAAATATGTTCGGGCCTCACCAATAAAGAGCAAGATGCTTTAAGGGAGCTTACAGAAAATAATCCAAAAGAATCTCTAGAAAATAATATATCTGCTATCAAAACCAAGGCTAGGATTACAAAAAAGAGACAGGATGTAATAGATTCTATAGTGAGATCTATACAAGAGCCCCCATATTCCCTAGTAGATAAGATAGAATGGTTATCTGATTCTGAAAATGCTCTATTAGGAGTATCTATAACATGCTTTAAGATAGAGACCTATGATATTAGTATGACTAATTGCGACTGTAAGGAGTTTAAAACTACTAGAATCAGGAATAATATAATAATAGCTGGAGAAATAAGCTATATAGGGATAACAAAAACTAAAAAGGGCGCTAGTCCAGGATTAGAGATGGCTTTTTTGACAATAGAAGATAGAAATGGAAGCTTGGATTCTGTGGTATTTTTCCCAGAATGCTTTAGTAAGTATAGAAATTATCTATTCGAAGGTAATGTACTTATTTTTATGGGGTCTAGAGGAAAAAATCAGGATTCGCTAATCGTTGAAAAATGTTTTATTCCATCCTCTTGACATTCTTGAAGAAGTTGCTACTATTGTTATAGTTGCGAGAGTTACTTTACTTTTTAGGAGATTTTGATAAATGAATATTACTTTGCTTAAAGGAAATCTGGCCAGAGACCCAGAATTGAGAACAGTTAACACCTCTGGAAAAGCAACATCTGTTGTTAATTTTACAGTGGCGGTATCTAGAGAATATGTCAAGTCTAATGGAGAAAAAGATAAGATTACTTCCTTCATTAGTTGTGAAGCATGGGATACGGGTGCCGAGATGATCTCGGAGTCTTTGAAGAAGGGCGACCTCGTTATGATAGAGGGATCTCTTAGAAATGACTCATGGGAAAAGGATGGCGTCAAGCATAATACCCTAAAGGTCAGAGTTAATAATTTCTCCAAGATCAGCAAGCTATCTAGGACATCGAGTGCTAGAGTAGTAGACGAAGCAGAACCGGTGGCTTTCTAATACTACTTTATTTAACTAGGAGATTTCTTAAAGAGTATCCGAGGGTGAAATATCCCTCGGGCTCTTTGAGGAAATGATGACAAAAAATAAATTAAAAATTCTAATGGTTTCCGAGGCTAGTTTTTTAAGCTCAGGATTTGGGACATATGCTAGAGAAGTATTGTCTAGATTACATAATACTGGAAAGTACGAAATAGCTGAATTCGCCTCGTATGGGCTGGTAAATGATCCGAGGGACAAAGATATTACCTGGACTTATTATGCCAATGCTGTAAGGGAGAACGATCCAAGACATAAGGAATACTCTTCTAGGAGCGACAATCAATTCGGTAAGTGGAGATTCGAGAAAGTTTTGCTGGATTATAGGCCAGATGTTGTGGTCGACATTAGGGACTATTGGATGAGCGCATATCAAGCATCTTCTCCTCTAAGACCGTATTTTCACTGGTGTTTAATGCCAACAGTAGACTCAGAACCACAACAGGAAGAATGGATAGATACCTTTTTGGGAGCAGATGCTATTTTTACTTACTCAGATTGGGGAGCAGATGTTCTCAAAAGACAAAGCTCTGGTAAAATAAAGTATATTAGCACAGCATCGCCAGGAGTAGATCTGTCTGTTTTTAAAATACAAGATAAAAAAGAGGCAAAAAAAATACTTGGAATTCCAGAAGATAGTATTATAATAGGCTCTGTTATGAGAAATCAGAAGCGAAAACTCCTACCAGAACTTTGCCTAAGCTTTAAAAAAGTCTTGACTGAGCTTCAAAACTCAAATCCAGATCTTGGTAAAAAGATGTATCTATACCTTCATACTAGCTATCCAGACATGGGTTGGGATTTGCCGGAACTTCTAAAAGATAACGGCATAGCTAATAAAGTTTTATTCACAAGTATTTGCAAACAATGCAAATATATTCATGCTGCCACTTTTGCTGGACCTCTGAAGATTTGTCCCAAATGCTTTACTAGAGCGTCATCGTTTCCGTCTGTGACTGATGGAGTATCCACTAAAGATCTAAGCACTATATATAATACTTTTAATCTCTATGTTCAATATGCTATCTGCGAAGGATTTGGAATGCCACAAGTTGAAGCTGGTGCATGTGGAATACAGATAGCTACTGTTGGATATAGTGCAATGATAGATGTTATAAATAAGATTGGGGCTAAATCAATAAGTGTCAAATCATACTTTAAAGAACTAGAAACAAAAGCAATCAGAGCATACCCTGATAATGATGAGCTTGTACAATATATTTTAGAGCAGATCAAAATACCTGAGCACATATTAGAAAAAAATAGACTGGAAACACGAAAACTAACGGAGCTTCACTACAATTGGGACAATACAGCTAAAAAATGGGAAGAGTATTTTGATTTGTTAGACAACAGAGGATTTAGATCAGACTGGGATAAAGCTGCCAATATCATGGACTCTTTGATAGAATCCCCAAATGATTCTGATCCAAGTAAAAATTTTGAGTATGTAGTTTATTTATGTGGAAAAAAGCTTTTAAATTTATCAGCAATTGGATCCGAAAAATTCCTATCTATGCTAAAAGATTCTGATTATGGATATAGCCAAGTTTCCCCGACACAAATAACTCAGTATTCCTATTCGCATATTACCGATTATTTGAGGCAGCATATCGAGAATAATAACCAGGCGGAACAAGTAAGATCTAATAAGACAGAATTTCAAGATGACTTTATATACTACTCTAAGATGAAAAATCAATCATGAATATTTTATATATTGGACCATACAGACAATTAGATATGTGCGGGACACACTCCTTTGCAATTTTACAAAAACTGCTAAAAATTCCAGATATCAATGTATCATCAAGACCAATTTATATACAAAACAATACGACTGATTCAATAAATAAAAATATCTCGAAAAGAGAAGTATTTAATGCTGAACATCAGAAATTAGATCATTATGACACAATAATACAAAACGTTCCAATAAAATGGTTCTGTTCAGATCTTAGATTTAAAAACAATATTTTTATACCTATTCTTGACAGTGAGAATTTTTTTGATGAAGACGTACAGAAACTAGAATATTGCGATAAAATACTCGTCGATTCGGACTACTCACAATTAAGGTTTAATGCAATAGGTCTAAAGGACAAAGTACACAGATATGTTTTATCTACAGAGCCAGATATCATAACAGATTTGTTTGGCACTACCGTTGACAAAAAAATGGATCTAAAGATATATAATAGTTTTATAAAAATATATACTATAGTTAACTATACGAAGGATACAGATATTATTCACGATACGATTATTTCTTTTCTGTCTACCGAGAAGAGATCCAACTGTTGCTTTGTTCTGTTTTTACTGAATTTTAATCAAGATGAATCAACTAGACTTTCAGAGTTTCTCTCTCTGGTGTACCAATCTTTAAACAGGACTATGATTTTTCGAAAAGTGCTGATGGTGCCAATAGATGCTAACATAGAGAATCTATTGGCTGCTCATAAGACAGGAGACATATTCTTAAATATCGGAGCAGCTAGCTATGATAGCCTAAATGAAATGCTATGCTCCTCTGCCAATAGTCAATTTGTGTCAAGTAAAAACTCAGATTTCACAAGGCCCAATATCCAAAATAACAGACTAAGCCCAGTAGGATACTCAATCACTGAACATGAAAACTTCTTTTCAACAAGCGACTCTTCTGCCACTCTAACGAACAATGCTTTTTCTTCATCAAAACTAGAAACTCTCATATGTCAATAGCTTTCAAAATACATAATATTATTAGTTCGTGCCTAGATAAGGAAATTAGCTCGGTTTTAGTTCCTCATCTAAGTGTTTTTGATAAGATTTATGAGATGCTAGACATATCTGTTTCTTTGTTAAAAAAAGAAGAAATAATCAAACCCTCGAACATATTTGTTAGTAATAATATCTTATCTCATTCTAAAGAGCGAAAAGCTTTGGGCGTTAAGTATCATATAAAAGATCTTATTTTCTTTCATGACATTCCGAATGCTCAATTTAAAAAAGAAGATAGGATGATACTAAGAAATGGATTGAACTCTTGTAATAAGATTGTTTTTCACGAACAGATAGCAAAAGCATGGGGATTATCTGAGGATCAAAATACAAACATAATAGATTATGGCATTCCCATTATGCAAACAGAACAGATATCTCCTAAAAAGTCCAGGAAATCTGTTATAATATTAAATTTTAAACACGGACAAATAGCTAGGGACCTGCATAACTATATTAAACAAGCAAATGATGATTCTGTTTGTATCGAATCAATGCCAAGTAGCTTGCAGCAATTATCTGATGTTGTGTCTGAATATAGGATATGTATAGATGTAAATGATTATATAAATGTTTTGTTTTCTGCTTCTTGTGGAGTTATTGCTATTGGGGCTGATAGTTTTGATCCAAATATAGACTCTATTATGAAGATGACAGATTATTCAAATATACACAAGGTTATTTCAGACATAATGTCTATTCCAGAAGAAAAATATCATGAGCTGATTAAAAAAAATAGTGATTATATTCATAGTAAATATTCTATGATTAATTTTACAAACAAGATGATGTCTCTTATGTCCTCTATTAAATCGGAACCCTTTTATCATGAAACGTAATATATCCATAGTTGATAAGTATAAGTCCTATACTGTTGAAGGTGCGACATCTATCGATAGGAACAGTATTGAAACTATTATTAATGATTCTATAGACAACATATTCTTCTTTTGTCTAGAATACTGCAATCCGGAAACTTTAAATTTAGATATTAAGATTTTATTAAATAAACTAAGACTAGATGGATCATTAATTTTACAGTTTATGAATACAAAAAAAATATGCGAAGGATTAATAGCTGAAACCATATCTGAGGAGCTATTTCTTAAGTCTTTTATAAATAAAAAGCAGCTTATTTCTGTAGATAAAATATGTTCTTTAATAAGTGGTGATTCATTTACCATAATAAAACTGGATCACATAGAAAGCGAAACAGTCATGATTATAAAAAGGATTTCAATATGAATACAAGCTGTAAAGATTGCATGTTTGCTAATATCGCAGAACACAAAGAAAGCTGTGAGTTTGGAATCATAGAAGAGATACAGAATGATCATCATGTAGAAGTAATAGATGGATACAATTATATAAAAGATTATACTTGTAAATATGGACTATCTAGATCCACGCACGATCAACATTTGCAACATTTTTCTCATGAAGAGACAAAAAAGACTATTGTTGACAAGGCCATCATACAGTATACTCTTTTTATAGATACATCATCAGATAATCAAGATATAGACTATCTGGATCTGTGTCAAGATATTAATAAGCTATCTATTATGCCCAACTATATTATATTTTTAGGTTGGGAGTTAAGCCCTATTGATTTAAGCACTCTTAAAAACACAATAAATCCAAATGTTCGATGGAAATTTCTGACATCAGCAGATAAAGAGAGTAGTGACATAAATATGTGGAGCATTTTTCAAACAAATAAAAATAATATTGGAACATATATATGGATAAATAAGGCTAATAATTTAAAAGATAGAGTAGAAAAAGATATGATTCGAAATATCAACCACTTAATAATGGTTAAGCAGCCTACTTGCAATTTCCTTAGATCAACAGTATCAGCAGGATCTAATTCCGACAGTCTCTTTATGACTAAGGAAAATTATATTGGAATAACAAAAAATATCGATAAGTCTATAGGAATAGCTATTTGTGGAATGGGCGAAACGATAATAAAATATTATGATTAATGCTTTAATAATAACACCAGAGATAACTAAAGGAATGAAGTCTATTGGGTCTAAGTCCCTATTATTATTAAAAAACACCCAACTTGTTATAGATTACCAGATAGAGCAAATTTATAAAATATGTAAAAATACAGATATCTCTATTGTGATCGGTTTTGACTCTGGTAGGATAATAGATCATATTAAAAGTAAGCATAAAAATATTAGAATTATAGAAAATAAAAGATATGATAAAAGTAATCAATCAGAAGACTTATTCTTATATCTATCTAAGATGCGAAACAGAAGATTAAAAAATCTTATTATTATTTGTAGTGGAATATTAATTAGAGAAGATACTATAAATCTAAAAAATCTCTCAGGAAAATCCAAAATATTTTTATTAGACAAAGCCAAAAATAACTTTAATATAGGTTGTGCAGATACTGAGGATACAGAATACCTGTTCTACGATCTCGCTCAACCCTGGTCAGAAATCTTATATTTTAATGAAGAAACGATAGAAAGAGCTGCTTTAATACTCAAAGAGAACGCCTCGCATCTTTTCTTATTTGAGATTATAAATAAAATTATTGCTTCTGGAATTATTATAAAAAAACATCATATATCAAAAAATAATGTAATGAAAATAATGGGAACGAAAGACTTAACCAAAGCTAAGATTTTTATATGACAAAAAAGATACTTGTTCAAAATGCCGACAATAAGTTTATTAATAATTTATCCATAAGTCAGCTTTCTCCGCCAATACAGAGAATGGTTAAGACTATTCGAGATGACCTATATAAGACATTTTATAGTTATAGATTTGAATCGATTATTCTAGTTGCTTCTTTGCTTAATCCAGAATCAAAACAATTTATTCTAGAATATCATGGTGAAGTTAATATAATGATATATGATGATATTAATGGGGCAATTATTGATGAAGATATAAAGAAAGTCTGCAAGATTTTAAGGAATAAAGCAAAAGATACGAATAAGAGTAAAGATAAGGGCGAGATTTCCATACCAAGACTACTAAATCAGGATATTTTTAAAGCAGACAACAATGTTACCAAAAAATCTCAAATAGCAGTCTTCTTGGATGGAATAAATATACTGCCAGACACTTTGATGGAAAAATATCTTCATCCCTTTTCTGACCTGAGCATAAAAATGTTTAACAACACCTTAGTATCTCACTGCCAAAATCTAGGCAATGTACCAGAGAAAGGAAAAGCAAAAATACTTCAAGAGTCCGAATTCTACTTATGTCTCACAGAAGAATATTTAGCAGAAGCCTGGTCATGTGGATGCAAAGTTTTAGACATAAAGGAATTAGACAACCTTATTCCAAAAAAATATGCCGTACCACAGACTTATCAATCTTACTCTAATTTTATAAAAAATATTATATGACAACTACCAGAAACATAGGGTTCATACTACCCAAATTATCCAACCATGTTTTTTTTACAGACCTATTTAAAACAATTCATGAATTTATAGAAAAAAACCCATTTGACCAAATAGTCATATTTAATAGCTTTTCAGAAATAACCCAGCCTCTTAATATTCCCATATTCCATCTTAGCCATGCTCAATTTTTTACCGGGGATCTATTTTTATTTGATATAATTAGTGCGATACTAACAAAATCTTTTCCAAGAGCAAACAATAGATATATCTACGCCCAAGATGTTCCTTGGATGACCAACCCAGGAGTAGCTTATTCTGAGTGGTTAGAGATATATGGCCAAGATAATCTAGAGATTATAGCGAAGAACAAAGATCTTTATGACCTGTATCATAAGTGTTGGAAGAAGCCAAAAGGAATTTCAGAAAGTTTTAAATATGAAGAAATTGCACAAATTATATGAAAATCTCTCGGACATAGAAAAAAAGACTATTATTAATAGTTTATATGTTACTGAGAAAAAAAGTTTTGCTGATATTGCCACTATCTATGGAACCTATTCTAATAGGATTAGAAGAGACGCTAAAAAACTACAAATAAATATTAGAGACAAATCCGAGGCTCAAAAGAATGCTCTAACAACAGGAAAACATGCTCATCCTACCAAAGGAAAAACCAGATCCTCCGAAACTAAAGAAAAAATTGGACTATCTGTTCTACAGTCATGGGAAAATTTATCCGATGAAGAAATAGAAAAAAGAAAACAATCATCAAAAGCTAATTGGGACAATCTATCTGTGGAAGCAAAAGAACATATGCAAAAATCAGCAAATGCAGCTATTAGGATATCTAGTAAGATTGGATCTAAATTAGAAAAATTTTTATACATCAAGTTAATTAATGATGGCTTTAAAGTCGAGTTTCACAAAGAGAACACTCTTGCAAATACCAAGTTGCAAATAGACATGTTTATTCCTAGTATAAATACGGCTATTGAAATAGATGGGCCTTCACATTTTGAGCCGGTGTGGGGTCAGGATGCTTTATCTAAAAATATTACATATGATCAAAAAAAAGAGGGCTTAATATTTGGTAGGGGTTGGAGTTTAATAAGAATAAAACAAACCAAAGATTTTTCTAAAGCTAGAAGTAACTTAATCTATAGCAAACTAGTAGAATTTATAAGTATTAATTCTAAAATTTTAAAAAGTGGTCAACAAAAAATGGAGATTCATGACTAAAATGGTTAAAAAAGAGAAGGTCTGTGAAGAAAAAGAAAATGTTGATATAAAGCAGCCTAAAATCACAGATATAGAATGGACGGATTATGTTCTTGGCCTTTTATCAGATGATGAAAAAATAGGTGGAAATCCAACTACTGATGGATTAAGAAGAATATTTGAGTTGGCCTTAAATTGTAGCGTAATATCGGCTATTAGTGATGTTGTTCAGGCTCCTAGCCCAGAAAATGAAAAAAGAGCCACTGTGGTTCACTCCATTTCCTATGTTTTAAAAGATACCGCTCCAGAGGACGAAGACTTTAAACACAAGTCTGTAAGCGGCGCTGCGGACGTTTATTGGGGCAATTGTGATAAGGTGTACAGAAACCATCCGATAGCTGTGGCAGAGACCAGAGCTGAGGGAAGAGCCTTGAGAAGAGCTTTGAGACTAAGAAAGGTTGTTGCAGCAGAGGAGATATCTAAGGAGATAGATGATCATCCTGATGAGAATACTGTTTCTAAAATAAGTAATAATCAGATAAATTTTATTGACGTAATAGCAAAAAGACTTAATATAAATATATCGAAGCTGTTAAAGAGCAATGATTTGTCTTGTGAAAATATCTACACTCTTTCTCATGAGAATGCAGTTAACATTATAAGATTGTTGTCAAAGTATCAGCAAAATATGGCGGACATATCAGAAAGTATTATAGGTTATTCTAACGATTGGAAATAAAAATGAAAGTAACATATAGGGCCACAGATAAACTTGTTTTTGAATTAGAGGGTTCTGGACAAAAGGAAATTTTTAAAGAGTTAGCTCTAATCCAAGAAATTTTTAGTGAAGAAAAGTGTGGACTATGTGGTAGTACAAACTTGAAGTTTATTGTTAGAAATGTAGATAATAATGATTATTTTGAATTAAGGTGCAACGATTGTGGGGCAATCTTAGCATTCGGACAACATAAAAAGGGAGGCACATTGTTTCCAAAAAGAAAAGATGATAATGCAAACTATCTCCCCAACAAGGGGTGGCATAAATGGACAAAAGACAAAGAATCTTTATCAAAATAATAAACTTTGATTATATTTCTTTCTTCCATTTTCCAACAGGACACTCTTGATCTGCCCAAGCCAATTTACTAATATATCTTTTATTCCTAATAAGTAGGCATCCACATTTAGAGCATGTGTCTTCTTTAAAAAACTCACAAGATCGACAGATATTATGTCTTTCGATAATCTTTTCTTCTGAACATAATTTCATCCCCGTAGATATATGTTCTATTGTAGCTTTGGCAAAATTTTTTAGTTTCTCGCTAAAAGTTTTATCGTCGCTTTGTCTATGTAGTGGTTTTTTACAGATGAAAACAGGAGGATCTCCATCAAAAGATCTAAGTTTTATGCCACAATTATTACATTCATAGTTCATACCATCTTCGCTAGAAAACTCGCAAAAACTATTTTGTGAAATACTCATAAGGTATCAACTCCCATGGAAAAAGGCTTCTCATATTTTCTGATTTATTTTCTATTCCATCTACACTTCCATAAAATGCCCTAAACATCATTTCGTTTTGCAGCTGCAGAAAATCTGTAATGGGTGCTTGTTCGAGTGCTTTTGCGGCATTTTTTTGCAAACATTGCCAAGCATAAAAATTATTAATCAGTAGATAACCAGAGGTTAGCTCTTCTGGACTAGGAGGATTGGCACTACTAATTTGTTGATAAGTACTATGTTTTCCATATCTAAATACGGACGTTAATAGATCTATGCCACGAACTTGTCTAGGTATTTTTCTAAATTGCACTCGCAAATTCGCCGTATCATCAAGATTAAAAATATTATATACTCTCGCAACAGCACTTACTCTCGATCCCTCAGAATCCTGTAAGCCAAGACCCCCATCGGATGGAGATGTTACACACTGGATATCATTTGTTGGGCCAATTCCTGGAACATACGCGACATCTGCTGAAAAATCATTTTTTATAATCCCCTGGTTTAATCTTTTTGCTAGATCTTTTTCATCATTTATTCTTTCGTGAGGAGCAAGAAGAATTTCATATGTTTCTTTTGCTCTTACCAGTATCTCTGAGCCAGGCAATATCCCGTCGGTATCGGAGTTATAGCTGAACGATCTTTCTATGGTCGTTAGTTCCCAATTTGGAGCACCTGGCAACTTATAAAGATCGACTATTTTCTCTTTATCCTGTTTTATTTTTTCATCTGGAATCTTATAAATGAAAACGTCTCCTCCTGAATAGAAATCCTCTATACCTCCGCTCTTTATGCCCTCACCAACACCAGCACTAACTGGACAAATATTACTATTTCCAAGAAATACCGCTGTTCCTTTTAATGTATTAATAAGAGAGCAGGCGTATTCAGTTTTAACTAAAACTCTAGGCCTCATCTCTTCTGCTATGCTACAAGATTGTTTTGGGTCTATATTGATCCAATAGTAATCATTACTAACATCTTTATATGTTATCTGATACGCTCCAGCTGAATCTGTTTTAAGATCGATATTTATATGTTGAAGCAGTTTAGTATCTCTTATAATTGCTGATTCTTTGTCCTGAATAAAAGACCTAATTATTCCAAGATCTTTATTATTAGAATCTTTTAGAATCTTCGTTCCATGCTCCAAAGGTAATAATCGATCTGCCTCATTTCTTGTGGGAGACTCATCTCCAATTATGATGTGTCCATCTGTTTCAGCAAGGATTTTACCAAACTTAGAATCTGGAGACGAAATACTAGCTGCTACTTTTTCGCTATCTGGTGGTGGTGACTGAGTATAAAAAACTTTAGCAAAAGGAATTGCTTGATCTTCTAATACTTTAAGAATCTCGTTTCTTTCCAAATATTTGTCTTGTAGCGATCTATAAGTTCGTTTTTTATTGCATTGATTAATATCAGATCCTTTCCCATAACAAGATCCAGCATCGTCAGGTAGAGAGGCATAATGTTCTTGTAAGTATCTAATATTTGAGCTGTTGATTATTAAGGTTGTACTAGCTGCGTCTGTTTTTCCAACACTATTATCAAGATTTGTAACATCTTCTGCTGACTCCATCTTTTGCAATCTGGCTGATAACCCTGATATCTGTTCTGGGGTCAATCTTTGAATTGGAAATTTTTGGATATAATCGTCTTCAATTATTAATTCTCCAAAATCTTGAGAGATACTCTTAAATGAAGAACTTTTTAAATACATAATATCATATTTATGGCTAGGGGAATTTAAAATAGCTCTAGATATTTCTTCTAGAGTAGCCTGTAACTCATCGACTAATGGAGTTTTTGTATTGGGGGACGCGATATCTGAGTTCTTTGTCTTTTCTGGAGCTGTTGGCCAGCCATATCCAGAGACTATTTGAAAATTGTCTCTCAATAATAGTCTTTTATATTCTTCAGAAGAGTAAGCATAACCAGCTATTTTTTCATCTTTAACAACCTTTATTGTTTTCTGTGTTCCGTCTGTGGAATAAAACAGAGTTACCTGATTATATTTTATCTTATCGTTTTCTATATTATTAAATATCTGATATATATTTTTTAAATTATTATGTTGTAATTGGCAAGTCAAGATATTTTTATTAACAGTAGGAGAACCATCCCCATAGCTACCTAATCCTGACAAAGAAAAACTTGACTCTGGAGTTAAGGGCCTACTTTGATTTTTATCCAGACCCCAAAGACTTATGGGGCTATTGGTTGTTGAGGTTTTTTGATTTTTAAATACTAGTAGAGTCTCACCAAATCCACACAGAGTATCATTTTTACTCATGTCTATTGGGATTTCTAATAATGTGTAGTATTTGCCATCTTTCACAATAGAGGCTTTATTTAGTATCTTTGTATCAATAGTTTTGCTGTCATCTGTTTCCCCATTAGAATATACTCTAATGCCAAAGTTTGAAACAACCGGAGTATCAGATGACTGAGCATTTGGATTTGACGATCCATACATTGAGTCTGAACTAGCAGTAGCCTCATCAGCAGAAACGCCAAATATATTATACGGAATATTAGTTTCCAGCAGAACAATTTGTTTATTTCTTAATTTTGTTAAAAAGCTACTATCAAAAATGCTTTTTTTATAATTGGATATATGATTATACTGTAAAAATTTATTAGCGGATAAAAGAGCTGATGGATCATCAGATAAATTAACTAAAGAATCATCTTTTATAACATACAAACCAGGCGATGGAGAATCATCAGCATCTGGGTCACATGGTTCTACAAAAGAAACATCAACTATGTCTCCTTCTTCATAAGAGACATCTGAGACAGTAGAAAATGATCCAGAGTTAGGAGAAAAGCTTTTACAATCAATAATACTTAATTTTTTAATAAAAATAGGATCTATTAAATCTTCCATGCTTTCTACTACTGAATACGAAAATTCTCCCAAAGATGGCAGGATTCCTTTTTTCAACCTTATAAACTTATATTTATTGTGCTCAAGTATTGGAGTATTAGCATATTTAAATATAGAAGCCTCTAACTTATACCAAAAACACCCATCTTTACTAGCATTTATTAATATTTTTTCTGGCGACCCAAAAGGATAAGAGTTATAATTTGGGGAATAGATATTTCTTACTGTTGCATCCAAAGCTCTCCCATAAGCCATGTCTTTAAACATGTTAAATAAAGCCTGATATCCAGCATAATATCCTGCTGTTGGTCCCGTCATAGCTCCTACAAACGTTCCTGTCATAGCTCCGCCTAGTACTCCGAGTAAAATTTGTTGCATCGCTTCGGATGGAAATCTTACCGGTCCTAAAAAAGAACCTTTTCCAACAAGTGACGGATTAGCAGATTCGCATGAGCCAGCGTCGTTCATAAATATATTTGGGGCATTTAAATTAACCAGAGGCAATAGATGTTTTTTATCTGACATATTGGCTATGAAATTATATCCGGGGTATTGTGGATCTTTACCATACTCAATTAATGATAAGGCGTCAGCGTTTCCATATGTTGATAATCCACCACCCATAGAAGGCGTAGGCTTCCTTGTTTTTCCAGTGTGCAATACTAGCTCCCAGCTGCATAATGATCCGTATATATCGGAAGATTTAGGTTTTTTTTCTATGTTGTCAAAATTAGTGTACGAATCATTCGAAGCAATCATGTCATAAGCAATCATATCATCTGGCTCATCTAGCACAGCTATGTTTAGGATAAAGGTTGTAGAAGAATCAAAGGCTGTTTGTTGTTGTTTTGATGAGCAGCCATCTGGTCCGCATCCATTACTTCTTGTAGCAGAAGAGAATAATTGTTTGTTTTTTAGTTTACTAAATTTATTATTTGTTATATTAAATCTATTAGTGTTAATAATCCTATTTATTAAAGAATGATCCCTTGTAGAATATCCAAAAGTAGCAGTGGTTGGAGAGACCTCTCCGTTATTTTTTATGATATTCTGTTCACTATTCGCCCCCATTGGATTCGCAGTACTTTGATCATATAAACAGTTGTGGCTTGAAGCATGATCAGAGAACTTAATACTAAAATTATATTCCTTATTCTGTATTTGCTCTTGGTTCAATAAGTATATTTTAAAGTTTGAGGCTGGACCATCAGATGAGTTCATATCTGTTAAAGATTTTAGATATGATCCAACAAATTTATTTTTAATACCCTCTGGGATAAGATTTGATCCTGTTTCCGTTGGCCATTTATATCCAGTAGCATGGACTTGAGGAGGAAAGCTTTGATCTATAAATTCAACGTTTCCAGACACAACATCTGGATTGGGTGGATTGTAAGGGCCAGCATTTCCGCATGGGGCAGGAGGAAGAGGAAGCTGCCTATCTATCTCTGATAAGGATGGCTCTACTTCTAACCATATAACTAAATTTTTAGTATTAACATAATTTAAAAAGTTTAATTTTACCTCTATATCCTCTATGGTAAAACTGTTAACTCTAGGATTCCTTAATCCTAATGCTGGTGGAGCCCTACCATTATGAGGTATTCTTCTTGATGGTCCAGAAACAGCAAAACTATATGAGAATTGATTATTATTTTTACCAAGTTTTGAATAACCTTTATATGCCCGGGTATTCTTACCGCCAAGTGCTCCAAGAGTAGAGCTAAAAACAAATTCATCATTTACAGGATCAGACCCAGAAGCATTTAATTCAGAGGATCTTGGATTTCCTCCACCCAGAATCCTATATCCATGAGCATATCTAGCGCTGATCAGTTGATCCAAATACTCTTTATGTAGCTGATTTTTTTGATTCATAGCGCCGAATTCTGCTTGAAATTGTTCTGCTGTTTGGTTTTCTGTAATTCCCGTTGTGTCTTTCTGGTCTGCGGGAGGACACTTACACAAAGGTGCCCACCTAACATGTGGGGCTATATCTATCTTAATGGCGCTCCTATAAATATTTGGCTCTATACCATTATTGTATCCATTTTTAAGACCAAACAATCCTGGACCAGTAAAGCTAAATGTATCTCTTGCTCCTGGATTAAATTTTAATACGCTACTACTATTTTTAGTTCCACTAGCTACTCCAATAGCAGTATATCCTGTTCCATCATAAGGCAACCACCCCGATCCAGGATGAAAGACCCCTTTGGAAAACTCAATATGTGCCGATGAAGGAGACAGACTTTTTTGATAACATAGTTTTAAACTTTTTTCTGATTCTAACATATTGGGGATATTGTTCTTATCATTTAATGGGAATCCTGTTATTGATGGTAAATATATCGGAGACACTGATACACCACTTGGAATACCTTGTGGAAGATCTAATGGATTATTTGGCGGTGGGATTTTATGATCTGGAATATCTATGCCTATATCTTCTTTAATAATTTTACTACTATATCCACCATAACTAGCTATCTTTGGAGATAGGTTGGTGCTTATTAAAGGATAAACATATGTCTGTGGCTCTTCTGGCACGAACATCTTTTTTTCATTGCTATAAGAATATTTTTGAAGATTGAAAGAGTCGGGATGTTTTTGAGTTCTACGATACTTCACAACAGTGTTTGTGATGCCATTGTCAAAATCTGTAGATGGCTGTCCTTCAAATTTTGGTTCGCACATACTCAAACACTGATAACAATCTCCAGAATTATTTCGTAAATTTTCTAGAGAGACTCTCTCCAGTTTAACAACCGTATTATTTAGAGCATAGTTTATCTGAAGATTAGAGTCTTTTTCATTTGGAACAAACAAGATATTTGATAATGAACTATCAAAAAAATTAAATTTATAGTTGTGAGATTCTAAAGAATCAATTATTGTGTCTCTTTCTACCTTAAAATCAGTTTTAATAGGCCAGAACATTCCATGCCTATTAATAGCTATTTTATTCATGTTGCAGACTAACACTCTTAGATTATCCCTATTGGGTAAGACGGATGGGGATTCCTTAAGAGCGAGATTATTTAGATCTATAGGGTCTGGAAATTTCCAAAGATTAATATCTTCATTACCGTTGTAGATGGCTACTCCGTATGGTAATAGGCCGCTATTAGGATCGTCCCTGTATCTTCCAAAATATATATTATTTATAGGAGGACTATTATCTTTGTAAGGCACCTGTCTACCATCTACTACATAAAAAGTTTTTTGTTTAATAAAAGTTCCAAATGGCGTCAATACTGTACACTGTATCATTTGTCTGCCAGTCGCTCCTATACCAAAAGTAACATTTTGACTGGTGGAAGTGTCGAATCTGGATAAATCTTTTGTTTGTTTGTTTTCATCTGAAAAAAATCCTCTTGGTCCGCTGACCTGTTCCCAAAAACAAGATATTTGACTTTTAGCTTCGTTCAGAGATGGAGCAAAGGGACTGTCAATTCTAGAATCTAAACAATCGTCAATATTTAACAGAACTTTAAATTTGATACCTCCGTCGCCCCCTGTGCCATCCCATCTAAAAATATGAGTTAGTGGAGAATTTTTAAGCTTTTCAGGAGTAGAATCATCTGCCTCTCCTATCATATTACCCTTCTTAACGTTCGTAACTTCTTCCATCACAATGTTTAATTCTAAATTATTCTTTATTTTTGTTTTTACTAAATCTCTGAGATAAACAGTATTTTTAGTTTCCCCCGCCACTGCAAGTTTTATTTCACTAGATTGATCATTTAGAATAGTTTTAATCGCAAGCTTGCCTATGGTTATCTCCTGATTATTAAAAACGGTAGTATCTTTTAAAGTCTTCTTACATAGTGTTGATCCTATCTGACTAATAACTATACTATCTCCATGGATTAATTTGTTCTTATAGCTAAGGTTGTCTTTTATGACTAATTTTGCTCCATATTTTTCTATGAGCTTTTTAAATAAAGAGGATGATGTAGTAATAAGATTATTATTAAGAGTTGTTGTGGATAATCTAGTATCTAAATCAAAACTAGTTATCGGTGCTTGCTGAATATTTTCAATCTTATTTTGTAAAAGACTGCTAATTTTAATTAATACGTCTCTTAAATTAATCAATTCTGTCGCTACAGAGTTTGACTGATTATTTAGATAATCTTTAATAAGTTCTTTTATTTCCATAGAGTCCAATGAATTAATGGCGAATTCTGAAATCCAAGGACTCGTACTTAGGTAATGTGATAATTTTTTAAATAGTCTAGATCTTTTAATATCTCTAATACCGAATGTCTTTTTTTCATCAAGAGTTAATATATGATAAATTTGAGTATATGTGTTATGCAGAGAGGCGGAGATATATGATGATGAGGGCTTATCCGAAGTAGATCCTATATTTAGTTCAGATAGTGTTTTATAGTATGAAAAACAATCTCCGTTCGCTATCCACAGTTCGCATCTACCTATATCGGGTATGAACTCTTTGAGTCTATCTTCTTCGACAGAGGAATTATCTGTTCTGTTTTCTGTAGTAACTATTGGGGATAAAATAAATTTAATATTTGTTGCTGCTCCACCAAAAGATGAAATGGTTATAAAAGGATTTTCCTCAGAAAATTTTATCTTCTGAGTAGTGTCTGAGCTTGTTGAAAAAGTTGTTTCTTTTATCTTTGTTGAATATAATAAGTCGTCACTTAATTTAATATAAACATCTGTGGGGCTACCACCCACCCTAGAAATCCTGGAACCAATAGGAAAATTAGAGATACTATCAGGGTCCCCTTTTATTAACTGGGAGTTATCAGACTGTAAAACTCTAACCCAACACATAATCCCATAAGTTAAAACATAAGGATTAGAAGATCTATTTAATATCCAATCTATTGACATTTTGCTATCACCAGCATTCCAATTATTAAATTCTGGCTTAAATTCTATAAAATCTTCTATTCCTAGTCTTCCACTACTAGTTTTTCCTGTTTGACCAGAAATGCCCCCGTCATTGGACAGTACTTTATTAACGATATTGTTATCATTGTCTATAAATATGGGATACCAAATATTGGGAGGCATAGGATTAGCTGGAAGCATAAGAGATTTTAGAATAGATTTCTTATCGCTTATTGTATTAGAAACTCCATTTGAAAACTGAATATTTTGATCCATCAACTTATAGGATAATAGATCATCAGCAAAAGATTTGTTAAAAATCTCGCAATTGTCTTTGGTATTATATATTGTCATGCTTAATTCTTAATTGATGTGAGAGTCCATTTTCCATTTATGTATACAAACATTCCATTTTTTCCACTAGTTGTCTGAAACTCCATCGGATTATCAAAAGGCACTACAAAACTAGGAACTATTCCAGCTCGTCTTCCTTGGATATAATGTTGTTCTATTTTTACATTAGTATTATTTACTATCTTACCCTTAGCCATAGTTACTGGCTTACTAATCGGCTCATAGAATCCAGAGTCTATACTATATTTACACAATAATTTAGTTCCTCTTGGGGCAGAATATCCCGCTTTATCTACAACATATACTAATCTTCTATATCCTCTTGTCAAAGGCTCCTTACTATATTCTATATCATCTATGAATCCTCGGGTAGCATATGTTTCATCTGAATCATCTTCCTTAATAAGATCTTCTTCTAATGTTATATTAACCATCTTATATGGACAAGTATTACTCTCTTTAGATGATAAAAATTCATTTAAAGTAGAAATATCTGTACTATTGGTTATTATAGATGGGGGCAATAATTCTTCTGTGCAGCCACCACCACCAGCTGCCCAAAGTTTTCTACTATCATCCCATCTAAGATCTATTGGTCCAACAGGCCATAATTCTGGATGCTCCGCCCAATTAAGATGAAAGTATTTACTCGGTTTAGCTTTGATTTTTTTATATTTTACAGCGGCCGCATCCCATTCATAGTTTCTTCCAACAACATCTCCCAATAGTTGCCCCTCACTATTAATAAAAACTCCTTGTTGTTTATAATCATTTAATCCTCCACTAGTCAATATAAATCTTCTAAATCTTCCATACTCATCCATATCTTTGGGTTCATCATTAAGATTTGGTACTGGATAACCAGCAGTATCATATCCCCAACTATGAAGCATTAGTGGTCCTCTTAGTCCAAAAAATCTTTGATTCTGAAGAGTTTTTGCTCCTCCTCCCATCTGATTGAAAATATCATGCTCATAATAGTCTGATGAAACTCCAGTACTAGATATGTGTCCACTTAGATCTACTAGTTTTTCGCCGTATAAATTATTACTAATACCAAGAGTTAATTCTCCATCTATTGGCATTTCGCCTCTTCCGACAATAGATATACTGTGTCTACATTTATCCAATCCTAATCCTGAAGCACCAGTAACAGTTTGAGCATTTGGATTCCTAAATTCTCCATAAGGAACAACAATAGGATTATAAGCATAAATATTTATTTCTGGCTTGGTATCCTTTAAGGCTATAGCTATTTGTTGTGCAACCGTCTTATTTTTCATCGAGTCTAATATCTTTGCGTTTTTTACCACCAGTTTAGATCTAGAGCATACTGGACACGGATACGAAATTTGCTGTGAAACACGAGGCACAGCTGTAGATTTATAGTCTATAAAGCTGATTGGCAAATTTCCTGCTCCGTGGCACCTTGGACATACTACTGCTCCTACTGGAACCCCGGTAATATGAGAGCTAATAGAATAAGTACCAACATATTGAGTTGGGTAAAAAGAAAGAGGAGAGAAAATTCCATCCAAACTCATGACTGATTTAGACTCATAACCATTTATTAATTCTGCTCCTACTTCATCTCCCATATACAAACCAGTCCAAGTTCTAGTTCTTCCTAGCTTATATAAACCAGAAGGACTATTATCTGGTATCGCCGCTCCAATATCGCTCCCAGCAGTATTCCCTAAACTAGGATACGGAATATGAAGTGTAGTTCTCCCTATTAGCGTTTCAACAGGACTGCTTCCATATAGCTTACTACCATATCCACTCATGGAGTCACTATTACTATCTGACATTTTTTGTAATATTTTTTGACCATCTACTAAAAAATCATTTCCTATTTTTGATCTATTGCTGCTCATTGTTTTACGATCTTTGATTATTTCAGCAGTTCTTTTTTTTACTAAGTCCGCATACTCCTTGCTGTATAGTCCTGTTTTTTTGTCATAAGTCTTAAAGCTATAATTGGTGGTGCTTGATCCACCTCCTCCTAAACTCATGCTAATACTACTGATTATTGGAGCTGTTGCAAGATAATTATTTGGATTATATACCATAACAGTAGGATAGTTCAAAGGCGTTGCTATATAAGCATTGTTTATAATTTTTGCATCTATATAACCAATAATGTTTGTAAATTTGGTATATACTTCATTACCATATTTTAGAGAGTTTGCTGGTAGAGCCTGCGTGAACAATGGTTCAAATCGGCCTCCAAGATTAAATATTGGAGCTCCCTCTACTGTCATGGATCCTTTCTCCATAACAAACTGATAATTCGCTTCCCTTTCCATGTCGCTAATGACTTTAGCATCTAGGAAACTCATTCCTCCATAATTCCAAGGAACTAGATCATCGAGGATGTCTATTTTTGTATTGGCGATCATATTTTCTATAGCAGTATTAGGATTAGCAGCATTGGGATATACAAGGTCTGCCCTGACAGAAGGATAGTTTGTCCATGGTCCATAACAGTACTGGTTAGATATTAATGGAACAGCAGCAAATAAAGGATGGGCCATTTTTGGTAGCATGGTAGCAAATTTATATGACTGATTAGCAGGAGATCCTTGATACCCAATTTGACCAAGATCTACTTTTATTTGATTTGCAAAAGTACCTCCATATGTAAGACCTGTAAAAGTACTAAGAAATTGGAGTGACGCAAGTTCATCTACAGTGACTGATCTACCAGATAGCTTAAGCATATGATCATAATAAATAAGATCTTCCATAGCTATATTAGATATTATTGTTAGGTTCGGATCATGAGTATAAGCATAACTAGTATTCTCCAAAGGTATGGACAATCCAGCAATTATTGCTCGTGGATCACTAAGATTATGAGGATTTAGATAAGCTATCTCTGAAGTATTTACTGTTGTCGCAGAGTACAACTTTTTTGATCCTGCCAAAATAATGTTTCCAAAAGCATCTGATCGACCATGTGTTGCAACCATAACAAATGAAGAATTAGTTCCTAGTTTTGTTATATCTAAAGACTGAGTTAGAAATTGCGAAGATCCTATAGCGGTATATTGTTGTTTTTTCTTGCCTGCTGCGTGATAAGTTCTTGTTATAGATGGATCGCATCCCATGTATCCGCCAATAATTTTATTTTGTTCTTTTATCTTTTTCGCCTGTGCAGCAACAGCAGGAGCATTTCCCTGAACAACTAGCATAGCTGCCTCTATTTTCTGTTGCCAGGCTTGATACTCCCCGAGGAGGCCAGGATTGGCGAATAAATCAGCATCTGGTTCCTCGTTAGCAATTGTATCAACTCTCAGTTGGTCCATAGCTATTTGCAGAGTTAGTTTGTCTAATACTGCTTGATGTTCTGCTAATATTTTTTGTTGAGCAGCTAAGTCTTTCATGCACCATGATTGTTTTAGATAGTCAATATTGTCGGTAGCATTATATCCAATGATAGGTGGAATAAGACCGTTGTCTTCGCACAAAGTATAATAGTTTTCGTCTCCAATAATAATACAATCGTCTAAATAATTACCTACCTCTTCCCAAGCTTTATCTGCAATTTTATAATTTTGATTAATCTTCCTATTTCCCTTAAATACTGGTAAAGATCTTCCTCCTACTACAATATCTAGTTGGGCATATGACGAATCCTGAGAAGAAGATAGATCCAGAAGCTTAACCATATATTGCTTCCCATAATACTTGTTACCTATATCTCTAACAAATTCAGCTAGAGTTTTAAGATCTTTTATAAAGTTATGATTCAAGTATATATTAAAATTTTGAAGATCCGATTTTGTAACTACTGGAGCTGCAGGAGCAGCTGGAGCGGGCATCCCTGGTTCATTCACTGCCGAGTTAAGAAGCGAAGTCCCCAGGCCAGGGCCTTGACCTATCGTTACGATAGCATCCGCTCCACCACCTGATGGTGGAGGAGCAGTACCAAAAAAGAGACCCCTTGACATATAGTGACCTACTAATAAGTTATATAAATCAGGCTTGGTATCTTTTGATTTTCCTAAACAGTAAGTAATATAGGCATCCGTATCTTTCATGGCGCATCTAAGTTCTGTCTCCCTTATCATAAATCCTATGGGTGAAGGATTAGGAGTATATTGAGCAGCTAAAGACCCGCTGGGATTTGGTGTTGGTGGTGGTGTTGTTGGTGGTGGTGTTGTTGGTGGTGGTGATGGCGGTGTTACTCCTTGAGGAGCAGGGGATGCTGGAGCAGTCGCTGATCCTCCAGTTCCTCCAATAGGAGTGGAACCAGCCGTACCTGCTCCTCCAGCTGCTCCTGCAGCTCCAGGAAGATTAGCTATCTGCTGAGTAGATCCCACATATGCTGGCATTGGTAATAATCCCAAATTTAATAAAGGTATTTCGCTTACGTAAAAAGCTATTGCCAACTGACCATCCCAAGTGTCTTGATATACTGGTCTAATATGTCTAGATATGTTATTGTCTTTGCTAAGATCAATAATATTATCTCCGTGATATCCAAAAAATGGAGATATCGTGTCATAATATAACGGATTATATCTTGGGGGCACACATCCAGGAGGCAGAATAGTTTCTTGAGAGGGGTCTGCACTAGAAGAAGAAGGTTGTGTAGTCGTTGCCGTATCCGGGTCTTGTAATAGCTGAAATTTATTCAAGCACGTATATTTCGCAGGTATTCCAAAAGAATATGGATAATTCCCCATTATAATATTTTCTGGATTAGGAGCTATTTCATGATCTTTCCATCTGTTGTCTAAAGAATAAAATTTGTTTCCAGTCATCAACTCTCTCATTGCTTCATCAGTATCGAATAAAGAATGAATATCAGCTCCCAAAACAGCGGAAGATAAACTTGTATTTCTAGTGCTAAAATAAGATGGGACTCTTAATTTTCCTCTTCCATTAGCGCCGCCAAATCTATTCAGATTTACAAACTTATCTATTGATGGATGATATATATAATTAGTCTGGTTGTATGCTAATCTATAATTTTTTGCTTGTAATAATCTTTGTTGTGGTCCTCCCACTTTCATTATTCTTGGAGCAACATTATTATTTTTTTCTTTTCCATAAGTTGTTGAAGATATTGAGAAGCCAGATTTTTCTAAAGAAAGAATAGTCTTCTCTACTGTAGAATCATGGGTTTCCATTGTTCTTTCGATAGTTTTTATTTTAATGATATTATGCACATTACCGTTTACAGCAAAAGATAGAGCTGCTGTGGTTCTGTCTGATCCATTTGCTTCTATTATATTGTCGATAAATTGGGAGATAGTCATCTTGTCTTCTGACATTCTGTGAGTCAGAGGAGGTCTTTTAATAGCCGATAAATCAAGACCAAATACACATCGTGGTATTGGGGTCACACTATCGCTTATTACCAAAGCTGTATTGGTTGTTGGAGGAATAACTCCAAAAGCATAAGTTTTAAAGTTCGGAGTAATCCTGATAGAGTTTGTGGTCTCCATAGTTTTAGACATAATTCTACCAAATGGAGAAAAGGCTGTTTTATTTAAATTCTTTAAAACGCTAGCATCTTCGCAACAGGTCAAGACAGCAAGAGCATCTAGAGCATAGGCAGAAGGAATTCCGTCCTCCGTTTTTTTTGCTCCACCAAAATTATTCATACCCATTGATTCTAAAAATCCGTAAACATTAAAAACATTAGGAATAGCTCCCTCTTTAATATTTCCCACATATTCAACTCCTGGCCCGACATAATTCTTAGGTCCCCCATAAGGTTTTCCTGCAATTTTTGAAAAAATAGACCCGGGATATTTATTAAGAATAACATAAGATTCATTAAGCAGTGTCTCTACACTACTTATTTGAACACTATACGATACAGTACCAACCCTATTGTGTCTTTCCCAAGATTCTATCAATCCAGTAAATGTAAAATCAGCCATCTTAAATACTACGGGAGTTCCGATTATATTATACTTATATATTCTCTTTTCATTTAGAGTTCCATCTGGAGCTACTCTGGTAGAAACCCCAAAGAATCCAGGATCTTCAAGGACCCAGTATCTTGAGACTAGACCAGAATCTGTCCAAGCATAATATAGTTTTCCAGGAATATTCTTAGTAGTATGAGCAGGTATAGCATTAGAATTGTAGACTTCGCCCTTTTCATTAACATAGCAATAATCGTTAAGCGGGGCCCCACAGGTATAATAATGATCGTCTGGATATGATAAAGTTGCGGGATATTGAGCTACTGGAGAAGACGAACCCTCTGGATAGCAAACCAATGGCTGATTATCCTCTACAAGATCAACAGTCAAACTAGATCCTGATCCACCCCAACCCATATTAGAGTTAAAACTAGATACGCTAGCTCCTAAGAATAAGGTTTGTCCTAATAATTTTACTGGAGATGCACAAACAGCCATGATTTAATGGTTCCTATAATCTATAGTTAAGCTACATGGCTGAAAAGTCCATGATACATTTCTTGAATATCTTCCTGTTGTTGGGCTCCAACTGTTTGTATCGCTGGTTACAAAAGCTATACCCAGTCTATTTTTTGCTAGACCAGGGAATATAGTCTGATCGGCTATTCCAAAGGGTCTGTTTCCCTCTATAAGACTTTCTATCGTCCTATATATCTCTCCACCGGTCCACACCGGACACAAAGGGTTCGTTTGAAAAAATCCATTTATTAGTATTGGAGGTCTAACCACGATATCAACATTGATTGTTTTTCTAGCAGAAGATCGTCCTGTTTTTGCTAATATTGGCCCAAGAGCCCGACCTATAACTTGTGTTTCGCTAATAGTATCTGTTGGAGCATCAACATTAATAGAAACATTTTGACTGATTACTCCATCTATAAGGTTGTGATTATTGTTAAATTCATGAGTATATGAGATAGTGCCTTTTCTTGGATCGTGACCCTCTGATGTTGATGTTGGAATAACATTTAGAAGCGCGTCTGTTGAGTATATAGGATTTTTTGGATGGCCGTTAGGAGTGGGGAAATTTTCTGTCTGTCTATCAAGATTATGCATTCCATAACAAGCTCTTCTATATAAGAAGGGTTTTATATGATGCATCCACCCGCTTAAAGCATTTTCATATTTTGATGGTGCTATAGTAGCAGACTTTTTAGTATCTAGAGAAGTATAAGATCCTGTTATCTCCCCTGGCTTTAGAGAATAGCCCAAATCTATGTTCTGTGTTGGAGCTGATGCTGCAAGAGGTTGGACTATAGCAGGTACCCCGGTAGGAAGTATTCCAGATGCTCCAGATCGTATACCTGGGTCTTCATAGACTAATCCAGCAATATTCCCTTGTACTCTAACTGTTTTTGTGTGACCCTCAGATGTTGATAGTTCTATGGAATATGTTTCTGTGTATGGAACACCTGTTGGAAGAGATATCCATGAATCGCTAACCTCATAAGAAGCATTGGCAACATCCATTGTTGTTGATCTGGTATGGTTAAAGAAATGAGTTGTCGAAAATGGTAAAGAGACTGTTGGAGAATAGCCAATCTGACTATTAACACCACCCGTACCACTAAATCCTCTGGCTATTCTATCGTGAACCCAGGTTTTAGCTTTATGAAAAGAATTTGTGCCTAAATCATATGTTTGAGCAGCAGTTCCAGTAGCCATTACCCGTAATCCTTTTGCTGATAACCTTCTAGTAATTCGAAACTGAGGAATTGTTATAATCGATAGAGCTTTAGATGTAGAAGTGCTGCCTACATTAGTTCCGCCAGATTCACCAAAAGGATTGAGCTCCTCTCCTTTCACTGTAATATTAGCATTAAGATTTGTATATGAAGTATCGTCCATTTGCTCTACAGACCAACTTTCGCCCCTTTCCTTTACTTGTTCATTTGGATCATCCGTTAAAGCTGTTTCGTGTTGCAAAGAAATTGAGTAGTCAGCTGTTCCTGTCCAATTGTTAGATGTTTCAGAAACACTAAAAGCTGTTACTACGACTCCGCTAGCTTCATACATGGGCAAGTCAGTACCGCATTTTATCTTAAAGGTTCCAGAGGTATTGTTTCTGAATAATTTCTTAAGATCACTGATTCCTCCTAGTATACCAGATATATTAGCATAGGGGAAAGTTACTGACTGACCAGGGCCAGTTCTAACAATTTTTCCCTTTAATTCGATACTGTGGGTCGTACTATCTGGTAATCCATTACCATTAAGATTTATTTGACTACTTAGACTAACTATCGGAACGGGGCCTGTTATAGAATGGATACCTGTTCCGTTAAATTCGACGACAACTGCTGGTGTTGTGGCTGGTGCAGGAGCGGCCAAAATCTCAAAAGAGGTATCTATATTTGTTGATTCAGGTGGGGTATAAACCATAAATGAGCAATATCCTTCCTATAATATAATATATCCTTTCTTATATTTACACCAAAAGAACTAATGGCCATTTCTAGTTATTATTATTAGCTTACAGCTTATTACAGGTAGTAGATGGACAAGTTAATAATTGACTTAGATATAAGAATCTATTAGGACTCATAATATCAACAGATAGATTTTCTGTTACAACTTCTACAATCATAGCTGGTAATAATATATCTTTTGTTAAAGTAATAAATATCTTTTGTCTAGTAGCAAAAGCAGTAAAGCTAATCGTGGGTCGATCTATTGTTGCTGTTAAGTTTGTTGGATTATGCAAAGTTATCTTAGACACATAATCATGAGTTATTGTTAAATCTGGAATTATTATTTGTACTATCTCTGTATAGTTTGCCATATGATTTTACTTTATTTTTAAATTAATTACAAGTAGTAACTCTGAGACCAGAACCACAAGTGATTGCCATAAAGTCCAGAGAAGATACATTAGTGGCATTATGGGTTAATACACAACTAATCAAAGATTGTCCAGAAGGAGCTATATCTATAGTTCCGAGAGTATTTATGACTCCAACCCCATTATTGAAATAAGCAGAGCCTGTTACTGGATAGAAGCTCCCAACATATGATCCAGAAAAAGCATAAGAATATTTCTCGCCAGGAATAGCATTAGTAACATTGACAGATAGGGCTTTAACTCCAGAACAACAGCCAGTTGGCAGAACTATTTCATTTCCATTGCCACCCCCAAAAGCTATATTAGCATAACTAATTTTGGGCAGACAATTGGTGCAAGACAGTAATATTTCTTCGCTAGCAGTCTGAACAGTATCGCAAGATGAGTCAGTTATAATCAGTTTAACTTTAGTATACAGAAAATTATTTTGTATTTTTTGATCTAAATAGCTATCTAGATCATAATTAATTAAGCCCGGAGTTCCAGCTGGGCATAATCCTGTTGGTGAGCAAAAATAGTATCTGGACACTAGTGGAGAATTATATGGAAGCAGACCCAATTTAGTAGATGTAAAAGATCCAGTAGCTGGGCTAATAACGGTTGGCCAATTCGAATCTATACCACTAAAAGCATAAGAATATGTTTCCAATGGCTTCAGACCAATCATGGACACGGGCAAAATTCCCGTATTGCGATCAGTAAGAGTTGTTATTTGTGAGGGGGCAACAGATATTAGTGGGTTTAAGCACTTGTCGCAATTTAATGTAAAGTCTTGACTACCAGAGACATCCCCTCCACAAGACTCTTGAACAATCTTTAAATTCAACTTAGCGAACGGATTACTGTCTGAGATTTGTCCGTATGGGCATGAAGAGGTTAGCTCATAGTCTAATACGTTTACGCCTGAAGACGGACAGCTTCCTGTAGTATGGCAAAACTTTAATGTGGAAACTATATTTTTAGTATTAGCCTTTGCTATAAAAGATCCTGATACAGGAAGGGCTACGACTGGCCAATTTGCCTCTGTCGAGCTAAATAAATAACTGTATTCTTGACCAATTATTAGCCCGCTAACAGAAGAAGCGAAAGAATGTGTGTTGGTCCCATTTGCGACAGTTATAGAATTATTAATAATATTTGCAGCGGCATCCAAAGATATATTAATTTTGGGCAAGCAATCAACACATCTTACTTTGACCAAATCACTAAGTACAACATCTCCGTTATAGCTCTGTGGAGTTATCTGTAATTTAAAAGATGATTGTTTAATAGGATTTTTTAAAGAACCATAATTACAACCAGAGGTATTACTAGGATTATAATCTAAGATATTAGGGCTCCCAGAAGGACATAACCCAGTGCTATTACAAAATCTCACATCAAAATCCAGAACACTTGGCAAGACATTCGAAAGAGATGTTATCTGTCCTGTCATTGGACTAAGATATGTTGGCCAATTAGAGTCTTGCTCTATAATCTCGTAACTGTATGTTTCCCCCATAGATAATCCATCAATATATACTGGTAGAATAAATTTATCATCTCTGATATCAGTGCTTATCCGAGATGTATCAATAACTATTTTTGGTAAGCAGTCATCGCAACTTATTTCTATATCCTCACTAATTACTTTTTCTTCAGGACAAGATGCTGGATATACCTCTAATCTCAGCTTTCCTCTTAACTTATCTAACTGTTTATAGACGTTGGTATCTTTTATGTCTAAGTTATATGGGATTAAATTAGCATCGCCCGCTGAGCAGCTCCCTGTTGTTGCGCAAAAAATAAAACTCGTTGATATATTATGTCTTGCCTGAAGATTTCCATCCAGGGTTCCTGATTTTGGAAATACAATAATCGGCCAATTCGCTTCTGACCCAATAAATGAATATACATACTGCTTTTGTAGCTCTAATCCCTGAGCAATAATATTAACGTTTGCTATGTTACCAGCCAAAGATCCCCTTAAAGAGACGGTCTCTGGCGATGTTATTCTCACCCTTGGAATACAGTCGCGACAGTTAAGACTAATTATTTCTGATTTAATAATCGGGTCATAACAAGATAATGGAGTTATTACTATTCGAATATTTGAAAATCTATCAACGGTATCTTTGTAAACACAGGAAGATCCAGTTTGAGACACATAGTCAATAACATTCTCTGAACCATTTGGACAATCGCCAGTTGATGGACAAAAAATATAGTTTGTAGCTATGCGTCCAGTAGTCAGAGATGATGTGGTTAAAATTCCAGAAATTGGATAACACACAACGGGCCAATTTGCATCAATAGGTTCTATCTCATATGCATATGTTTGATATGGCCGTAAATTATAAATAGGAGCCGAAAGGCTACCTCTGTTATTCCCTATTCCTACGAGAGAAGGAACGCTCGGAATTTGTACAACTGTTTTAGGTAAACAATTATCACAAGATATTGTAAAATCCCTAGTTGTAATGCTTGGAGCATTGCCGTTCGCTGCAGACAGAGTTATGCTCATCTTAGAATACTTGTTTTTTTGCTCAAGACACTCATCGCCGGGTATTTCGTAATCCATAATTTTATCTGCTCCAACAGGACATTCCCCTGTTGATAAACAGAACGTGGCTTTGCTATATATCGTTGCTTGTGACTGATTTCTAATATATCCAGATACTGGATTTACGGACACAGGCCAATTTGCCTCTGATGAATTTATAGTATAGATATATTCTATATCGTCGTCAAGACCTTCTATGATGGAAGAGATAACTGCTACGTTTCCATTTGCCGAGTTTACATTGCTTGGAGCTAATATCAAATCCCTTGGCTCTATAGAGACAGATAATTTGGGCAGGCAGTCATTGCAATACATAGACATAGGAGCGCTAGTTACAGGATTTCCGTTACAGCGATTTGGAGTAATAGTTAAGTCAAAAATATTTCTTAAAGATTGTTTTTCCACAAAGCTATCTTCAGTATAATTTAGAAGATTTTCATTACCAGAGCATTCTCCTGAAGATTGACAAAATTTCATGCTGGCGAATATTGAGGCCTTACCTGTTGATGAAGTTATATACCCAGATATTGGAGTAATAGTAACTGGCCAGTTATTCATGTTTAGAGAACCAAATGAATAGGCGTATTCTTCAAATCTTTGCAAACCAGATACAGGCACATAGAAATCAATACTATTATTAAGCTTAGTACTTAGTGTTCTTCTAAGTGGAGAGGATCTTTGCAAAAGAACATTGTTTAAAGTCAGGGGTTCGCTGATACTGACTGGAGAAAAACAGTCTGTGCATAGAACCTGTACAGGATATCCAATTATTTCTAGATCAGTAGCTTCTTCTATGATCGATAGCTTGACACTTGTCTGCAATACCTGGGCATCTATACCACATTGAGTAATGTCGTAATCTAGAAGTCCTATTGACTCACCAGTCTGGCAGTGTCCTGTTATTGCGCAAAAAGTAATGGTCGTATATATTACATTATCTCCTAATCGATTACCTATTATTATTCCAGAGTTTGGAGACACCTGAGCTGGCCAATTTCCTCCAGCTGATTTAATCTCATAAATATAGCTTTTATTTGACGCTAAGCCATTTAAATTAAATTTAATTTCTTTTGAATTATTGATCATAATTACTACCTACCCGTGTTAAATTGGTTGTGAAGAAATCTTTATGTCGGATGGACGCAAGCAGTCATTACAGTATATAGTAAAAGTATCACTAGAATATTGGTCACCCGAACAAGCCTCTGAGTATATTAGCATCTGTAGAGTTACATATGGATCATATCTATATCTTTTTGATTGAGTATCTAAGTCCATATCATATGATAATACACCCTTGGTCCCGTTGGGACACAGGCCAGAACTAGAGCAAAAGAATAACTGAGAAATTATTGATGAGCTACTAGAGCTAGACTGTAAAATTCCAGACATAGGACTTATAAATACTGGCCAATTTGAATCGACACTAATGAACTCATAGGCATAATTTTTATCTATAGTTAGACCAGATATCTTGGCTTGAAGTAAATAGGTGTCATCATTTTGTTCTTTAGAAAGAGAATAAACATTTGTGCCGCTATTGCTTATTTTTACTGAAACTTTTGGCAAACATTTTTCGCAATAAAAAGATAATTGATCACTTGTAATTTTCTCTCCTACGCATGATACTGGAGTAACAGAAAGCTGGACCGTAGAAAATAAATGACTATCTAAAGAACAGGTCTCTACTAAAGAATAATCTAGAACAGAAGATGAACCATTGGGGCAAATCCCAGTATTTAGGCAAAAGGTTAAACTGGAAGATAAATTAAATTCATTTTTTGAAGGACTAATCAATCCAGATATCGGGGTAATTTTTACTGGCCAGTTTGAATCTACCCCTTTAAACTCATAAGCATATGTTTCATTAGGACTCAATCCCATGATACGAGAAGTAAACTTAATATGATTTGTAGTTGAGCTATCTAAAGTTGTAGAAGTTGGTGAAATAATCTGTATTTGGGGTAAACAATCCTTGCAATCTAAATGTATAACATCGCTATAGAATACCTCGTTAGTAGTTGTAGCAGAGAATCCAGCAACTATATTTGCAAAAAGATGATTATTATTAAGATTACAAGATAGGATATCATTGTATTTTAATAGACCTTCAGTACCACTTGGACAAAGGCTTTTATTCTCACAGAAAGATAAGCTTGCTTTTACTGAGATATTATCAGATAGAGGCTGAACAAAACCTGTTATCGGAGTTATAATACATGGCCAATTAGCTCCAGCTGTTGAAAAAGAATAGTCGTATCTTTCTTGAGGCTTTAGCCCAGAAAGCTTTACAGTTATGTCTATAATATTATTTTTTGACATCATAATTATGCCTTATATAGTGGGTGGATAGTTGGAAGGATATGGATTCTGAGGCATAGGCATCGGCATCGATGGATTGGCTGGTACTGGGGCTGGTACTGGGGCTGGTACTGGGGCTGGTACTGGGGCTGGTACTGGGGCTGGTACTGGGGCTGGTACTGGGGCTGGTGGAACTGGTGGATTAGCACAAGGCACTTCTATTATTGGATCATTTTCCCTGATGTCTGCGTGTATCGTTATTTCCGGAACAGAAGATATAAATCTAGATAAATTATTGACGCACGATGGACAAGATACTGATAATAGACTACTAGTCATTTCTGAAGCATTAGTATCTGTAGAAAGTAAGACTATCTCCAAATCAACATAAGGAGCAGAAGCCCTAGTAAATAGTCCACTTTCAACAACATAATTTAAAAGCCCCGGTGTTCCACTAGGACATTTGATTAATGAGTCGCAAAATGTTAATTTTGTATTAACTCTTGCTCTATGAGCAGGAGTACTTTTTAGCAGTCCTGTTGCCTGTAATATTACTGCCGGATAATTTGATTGTTTACTTCTTATAGTGTAAGTATGGTCTTGATATATGTTCTCAATACCAATAAATATATCTGTGATACCTCCGGCTATAACGGTTTTATTTTTTTCTTGACGAATAATAGCTGTAGCTGTTGCTCCTGCTCCTCCTCCTCCATCTACAATGACTGTAGGAGCAAACAAATAATTTTTCCCACCATTGTCCACAGTTATATTAAAATCCTTATTTGCAGTATTGAATAATGCCTTAGCTATTGCTCCTTCTCCTGAGCTATCTTCAGAAACTGGAACTATAGTCACGTTTGGAGCTGATTTATATCCAATCCCTGGATTTGTTAAAGATATATTTGCGACATAACCAGGAACAACTACCTTTAATTTTGGCAAGCAGTCCTGGCAATATAGTGTAAATTGATCACTAATGGTTTCTATTCCATTATATGATATCGGCTGTATTCCTATTTGAAAAACGCCATATAAGTCTCTCGTATCATTTTCTGATACTGGTGGATTTTGAGTATAATTAATAACATTAGCTGATCCAGAAGGACAAGCTCCTGTAGAAGAACAAAAAGCTGCTCTTATATCAAGCTTTAATTGTTGACTAGATGGCCGGATTAATCCTGAGCCAGGAACCATTGTTATCGGCCAATTAGAATCTACCCCGTACACCTGATATTTATATGTCTCATATGCCTGTAAATTATTAATAATCGGGGAAAAATTATAAGTATTATTCCCAGCTTCTTTCAATGTTGTGGTTAAAATACTATCTTTTTGAACAAATGGCAGAAATATATTATCTGTGAATCCTATTACTGGAAATCCTACTGTTGGTATTTTTAATGGAATATAAGATATATCTCTTAATATAATATAGTATGATTGTTTAGGTCTTAATTTTTCGAGAGTAGAATCTGGGCTTGCTTTATAGGAATATCTATCATTTCCAGAAGAGTCTTTAGATAACGATCTTACTGTCCAAAATACCGGAATTTCACCAGCAATAGCACTACTAGCACCAAAAGACTGGGTAGCGTAAATAGATGATATTGCTTCTATAAATCTATTATAATCTGAAATTTTACCAATATCTCCAACAAAAGATGCTGGCATAGCCATTAGATCAAGTTCCTCAGAACCCGTATAGTACGTAATAAAAAATTGGCTAGTAATATTCATTTTTTTGATTTTTATATGTTAAAAAGATTGAACTATAATGGTATACACCATACGAAAGACCCTTAATTTATTGGATAATTGTCCCCAGACACCCGACCTCCAACATATATTAGAGCAATATCTGGGATATTAACCCGAGTATTCTCTGCTACAAACAATGATTTATTTTTAGCTGGAAGAATAACGCTAATATCTTGATCTGTTGGATCTGTTCTTATAAATTTTAATGCTGTTTTACCGTTTAATATATATGTCCAATTATTTGATTTGTCTAATACTATATATTGTGCTTGGATTTCTCTCTTTTTTAATGTTGCTGGGTCTACACAACTAGTTGTTCTTGTAAAAGTATACTTATCGGATGATCCAGCAGTAGTGCCAGGGATATTTGTGGTAGTTATCGAAGAAGATAGTTCTATTTCTGACTCTCCAATAATAGTTAGTATGAATGTATTAGGAGGTATTCCCGGACCAGCCACTATCATTCCCACATCTAAACTATTTGTTCCTGTTGGCACAGATAAGATAGAGTTACCATTTGGTCCTGATCGTCCAGTAACGATAGTAACGTTGTTGCTCTCAACAATATTCTGTGGAGCACAAACCACTTTATTATAGTCTGTATATAAAAGTACATTGTATTTATCTTTTACAGACATCTTGAGTAAAGTCTGAGTTTCTCCTCTGTGTACGGATCCTATCTTTATTCCCACTTTTCCTATAAAGTTATTATCTGATATGATATTGTAAGATTTTGGAAAAACGCTGATGGTGCTAGGGGGACTAACTGGTAGAGAAGATTCTATGTCAAAATATACTAAATATTCATCTCTTCTAAGTAATGATTTTCCTGGTGATGGAAAACTTATAGATACTCCGCATTCGCATTCAGTTAAAGTAAAACTAGAGTTATTCATAATTATTCCTTAGCTAGACTTTGCTGCGCATGACTCTTCAAAACATCTAATCGTAATAACTTGTTCTGATACTTTTTTATTATCTAAAAGTACAGTAAATTTAAATATGCTTATATTGTCACTTAGAGCTATGCTTAGGTTAATAGGAATTTCTGCTTTTCTATCATATACGTCTGGATCTTCTTTCTTTATTTTTGGAAGAGTGTATATTGAGAATTGGGGGGACAGAATAGAAATACTCCCAGCCGTAGTATTTTCTGTTAATTCTATAAAATCAAATGTATAATTCGCTGGGGCATCTTTTAAGTTCGTAACATCAGCAAGCAATGTATCTCCAGCACAACAAAAGCTCGATAATATATCTGTTATTTTTTTTGAGTTATGACTAAATCCAATTACTGGTACGGGCTCAAAACAAACCTTTTGACTAATCCATTCAACGACAGACCCATTAGTAAGTTTACTATAAAGCTTTCCAGTTGAACTATTAATAACCAACTCACCCACGTCCAGTTGATCTGCATGAGGAGCTGATTCCGTCTGGTCATCTCTTTTTAATAATAATTTCATACTGTGCAAACTCCTGTGAATAATATAGATCCAAAATCCCAGTTACTCAAAACATCTTTTATCGCTTCGTCAACCTCTTCGTCTAATAAAGAATTCCCACCACTTCTAACAAAAGCATATGCACTTTCTCCAGAATCATTAATAGCAGATACTCGGTATAGATAATCTATATTATTAGATAGGCCATAAATAGTTTCATATGTATTAATTATTAGACTGCTCGAAGTATTATAGTTGACCCAAGATATACCATCGTTTTCGGACTCTTCTATGATGTATCCAGATACTGCGGAAGATCCAGCAGAAGTTGGTGCTGTCCAAGACAAAGCTATGTCTGATGTTGATTCTCCGAATGTTCTTGTCTGAGAAATGTCTTTAGGGCACTCTGGAACAGATTCATTAGAGATCATTGAAATAGAAGCTTCTGATGGATTACTAATGCCAACAGCATTTTGAGCACTTACTCTAAATAAATAATTGACAGATGCACCCAACCCTATAACGGTACAAGATGTTTGATTCGCTATTCCTCTTAATATTAAATATGGTCCTTGTGGGAGAGTTGTCCAAGTACTTCCACTATTGGCTGAAAACTCAATAATATAGTTAACAATTTTTTTACCACCATCAGAACTTTGGGTCCAACTGATACTAAATTCATTATGTCCAGATACTAATGAAGAAACATTTGTTGGGGATGGCGGAGCTGTTGGATTTATTGTTGGTTTTCTAGAAATAATTTTTCCATCAGAATTAATTGTTAATAAAGCATTTACGACATATTCACTAGATATTGTTATTCCTGGTTTAGGAGTTATATATAGTTCTTTTGTTATCAAACTATCAGTATATGTTGATCCATTTACGGTCAATGAAGAATAAGAAGAAAGCAAATTACCGGCCGTTTTATTATTTATACTAGCCATGACATATGGGGTTCTTGTATTTATGCAAACTTTTGGTGATTCATCTACATGATATCCTATTGGGAGCAACTTCTCTCTGTCTGAATATCCTGTTAAAATTACTCCAGTCATACTCCCGCTAACAGCGTTGTTAATATTCGAGTCGATTAGAAAAGCTGGAATCAAACCAGTATTATTACCACTGCCATCTAACGAAAATAAATTAACGTCATAATTCCCCCTAGTTGTGGATTTATATCCATATATTGAAAAATCGATATTCTCTGCTAACATATTGAAAGATGTACTAGTGTTAGGACGAGTACTAATGTGATTAAGAGTATTGGGCTTGAATGTATTAGCGTCCGCATTATTAAATGGACCGGGTCCACAACCCCATTTGCTAGTAGCGTCAGGCTCTAACTGCATAGAAAGATATCCTCCTTTTTTAACAGAAAAAGCATAACCATTAACACAAGTAACTCCAGCAGGAATCACAGAAGTGCCTATGTCTGGACAGATGAGCATGACATATCCAGGATTCGAGTCACCATTAGCATCCGTAAAAGCATTTGTGGACTCGAAGATTGAAGCAAAGGAAGTGCTTGGGTCTGGCTCGTCCGCTGGGAATGTTATACTAACAGCAGCTTTTACATAAGTAACAGCAAGAGTATCTGCTTTAATAATAGCTATTGTGTCGCCTAAGGAAAATTCTTCGTCTAGTGTATCTAATGTAAATCCAGCATAGTCATCGGCTGATCCTAGGAGAGCCCAGGTTGGTTTGCTTCTGTAGAAAATTATTCTATCCTCAAAAATACTTATTGCTCTTTTTGGATATCTATTCCATTTTACTCCTTCTGCTTTTAGATATACTGCTGGCATCCATGCTGCTGGTCCACTTCCTTGGTGAGTTAAGATAGTATCTTTATAAGAACTAATATTCGCCCCTATTTGAATGTTACTAACTGTTAAATTTGCCCCACTAATATTAACTTCTGCAGGTATTATTGAACCCTCAACAGTTTTTTGGGGAATATATTCAACGGGTGAAAATATAGCTAGTTCTCTTGTTGGGTTTGCAGTACTACCTCCATCACTAACAAATATGGGCCTATTAACAGTTACATTTGGCATAGTTAGCTTGTTTATTCCAGTATTAACAATGAATGTACTGTTAGTATTTACTGTTTGATTATCGACTTTATATACCAAAGATCCAGTTGTTCCAGGATATTGTGTTAGTATATTCCCGGCAGCATCTATTTTATTTAATTGTTGAGTAAAAAGTTTTTGCACTATCATTCCACTAGCAGTCACATATCCAGGAGTTATTAGTTCTATTCCACTGTTTGATACAAGATGCATTTTTCCACTAGCTGCAAGACTAACATAATCGCTGCTAATTATATCATAGTATGTACCATCTACTTTTGGATTGTTGGTTGATATTGTAACTCCACCCCATCCTGTAGGGCTCATGACATTTGACCAGATTGGCGTAGGCATATATTGTCCTTATTATATAAAATATGTTAGGTGGGCTTGATGTCTGCAAAAAAGTTAGTGCAATTATTAGTATCTTCATTCCGCTCTTCACAATCTTCACAAAGAGCAGTATTAATGTTAATAGTTTTTCTGCCAATACAAGGAGGAAAAATCCCAATAGAATTTCCCTGACGGTCACGATTTTCGAAAAGAGCTATGAGTATTTGAGCCATTATCTCAGCATCTGTTAGACGATTATCTCCAGTAAGTTTTGTTGTATTAACTCCCGTGTCCCCCACCACTATCTGGTCCGTCTGCTCCACCACCTCATCCATTTCCGTGTCCGTGTCCACCACTGTATTTCTATTTGGGTTTACAAATGTACCGGAAGGTAGAAATTCAGCTAGGCTTTTAGGAGACAATACAGTTCCGTCTCCTATAACTATATGATCAGCATATAGCCATCCTCTAACACTGAGATTTGCAAAAGTTGTACCAGGTTGACCCGCTGCATTTATTCCAGCAGAAACCGGATATGGATTATCCCTTTTTATCATTACAGAAGAAGATCCCGTAGATATTAAACTAGTTCTTGGCTCAAAATATGCTGCTTTGTGCCACTCATTAATATTCGGTAGCCAATATTTTTGATAAGTATTTTTATTGATTAAATAAGAATTGTTTCCAACATCAAGAATATCATATGCCCCATTATTAATAGTGCTATCAATATAGGCAATATTATCCACTGATAATATGGCTCCGTTGTGCAACCAGTTCATATACTTAATACTGTTTAGATAATTAACAAATACAACAGGCTTATTTCCCATATTGGCTTTAACACTATAAAAATATGGATTACCAGTTCTTGTTATTCCTCCGATACTGGAGCTAGACATAGCTGGATCATATAAAGATCTATCGTTACCAGTATCAGTAGCAACAGCATTTAAGAATCTAACATATTGACTATTAGTAACTTCATACTTTCCGATACGATAGTTTTTTGCTACTACTCCCAAGTCATCTGCTCCATAAGCAGCATAAGTATTGTCTGAGTATAAGTACAAATTAGTTTCATCTGGCAGATTGTTGACATTTGTAACATTGGTAAATTCTAAGTTTAGGCCTGTGGCCGCAGAAATATGCGCGATGTCCGTGATGCCATATTGGGCAGCTATTCTAAAGCCTATATTTTCATACCCACTGTTTCTTACAAAAGATGTTATATTTCTTAAACCTGTAACTCCTATAGAATTATCTAAACCTGTTTTCCATGATCCGCCAGCTGCGAATTGAGACAAATTAGTTGAGCTGGAAATAGAGTCTTCGATCCACTCAGCAGCATTTCCGTTCTGATCATAAGTGCCGTAGTATGATGGTAAACCATTGGTTCCAACTGATGTTACCATTCCAGAAAAAGTGCCAGAGGCAATATTTAAAAAGTTTACTGAGGGATTTTGAGAGCTAACTCCTGATCCACCAGAATTAACAATTATAGCAAATGGTGGGATATCGGTGGCTGAATAAGAAATTTCACACGGTTCGCATTGAGGTTTTTGAGTAGCGAAAACATGATACGTCCCAGAAGGAACTGTTGATCTTCCAACATTTGCCTTTACAGATATTGCTGGACTACCACCCAAACCATAAACAGAAAAATTAATATCTTTTTTCAATGTATTAAATACTGTATCTGTTTCTGGTCGAATACTAATTATATTGGTGGTGGCAGTAGAAATATTTCCCACGTCTGATAAATTTTTCTTAATTAATAAATAGCCACCCTTTGTTACAGATAAGATAGTAGCTGGAACAATAGTATTCGTTGTTACGTTTTGATTTAATAACATCGATGAAATAATTCCATTACTAATATCTAGACTAGCAATATCTCTGTACTCGGTAGATCCACTCATAACTATAGAGATTTGATCTCCTACAGAAAATTCTGCTACTGGCACAGTTTCATTAAGGGTTACTTGTCTAAGAGCTATAGATGCAGATCTACCAGAATAAGTATTCCAGGTTATGTCTTGATTTGTCAGAAAATAATCATCGACATCATAAATGCCTGTTATGGCTCCGTAAGTAGTTGTGCTCAGTATCTTATTGGCTGGTATCGAGGTTCTGATGGTCCCATTACTATATGATAAGCCACTAGCAGCAGAAATCTTATTGGCTGAATTAATTACTAAGATACTACTAGGAGCTATTGAATTCATAGTAATATCAGATGAAACTAATTTAGTTACTGTTAATGTACCAGCACACGCTAGAGCAGGGTCTGCTCCACTACCTAAACCTATAGTGCTTGCGTTTAAAGTAATAGTTGGAGAGTTAACTGTCAGTCCAGAAGATGTTATGGTCGATGACGATGAAGAAAATTGTATTTTACTATTATCGTATCCGAGAGAAGTATTTCCATCTTTTTGAATAGTTATATTATTACCTGAATACCCAAGAATAGTACTATCAGCATTAGTTTGAAGAGTTTTTACTGCTGATGATCCAGAAGACACAATAATGTTTAGTTGTCCCTTTGTTAAATCAGTACTATAAGCTATCGACTCTATTTGTGAATAATCTATTTTATTTCCAGCAGAATTTTTAGCAGACAGATTGATTCGTGAAACAACATCATTATTAGAAATGACACCAGTAGGCTTATGATACAATGTCATATTTGCTGGATGACAAGCATTTCTGTTTTCTAATCTAAATCCTTCTTGGCAGATAGTATTCACAACATGAAAGATTGTGCTGGGTCTTGATCCAGATGGAATATTTAATCCTAATCTTCCATCATAAGAAAAGAATAAATTGCGGTTTCCACTACCATTAACAATAAAGTCGCTGTTCTGTTTTGTATTGTTGAATATTGTGGGACTATCACCAGAAATAGGTATAATAGTTCTTGCTGTTCCAGAAACAGATGATCCCAAAAACAAAAGACTATTATTGTTGCCCGAACTCAAATATATGGGGGCTGATCCTAATGCCCCATTATTATTATATTGTAAAGCTTGATAGTCTCCCGTGGGTTCAGACATTATGCTAAAGTCCATTTGTGGAGGATCATTACCATCTGATTCTGATGACAAAGAAGATATGCTAAAATTAGAATTACTAACAATATTTTCAGTTAATATCTTCCAAGAGTTTCCATCACATACAAACTTTATATAATTTTTATTATTTTTTAATATAGTCATAATATGACCAATATCGTCCCTAATAATCACAGAGTTATTACCACTCATGGATTTTATTTCAATAACTAAATTTTCAGACAAATTACTAGGGGGCAATGAGGTATAAATATCTTGTGATGAAGAATCCACTAAAAAGGTAGACTGAATAGGTTCAATAATAAAATCTTTATCTTTAACTATAATATTATTAAAACCAGTATTAAAATTACTAATATTAGCAAATATAAAAAACTCACAATTTGACCCAATAAAATTTTCTGGTTCATTATTATTGGAAGATAAGACTATCCTGTGTCTAACGGCTATTATTTGTCCATTATTATCATAACTTACTTTTGCTACTCCAACCTCATTCTTATTAGAGCTAGTTTGTCTTGCTAAATAAGGTATATAATATCCTATATGTTTTGAAATTAAAGGATTATACCCAGATATAGTATTGATCTGTGAAAAAGACCCGTCTATAATCTTAAAATTAAAGCCTATAGTATCAAATATTTGCGTTATAATAGAGTTCATTTATATCCCTAATTTTTTTTTATAGATTTATATATCAAAGTTCATTGTTTCCGATGAGGATGGGTTAAGAGCCTTAAAATCTTGGAAAGCCTTTTTAATAGAAGAGGCTACAATATTTGCTATGTCTGGTTTTAACTGATTTAACACTGTGTCTCCATTGATTATAACGTTTATGTCATGTTTTCCTGTTATTTTGATCTCTGGTGGGATATTTAAAGAGGCCAATGTTGTTGCTATTTTATCTAGTCTAGAGACGAAATTATCTATACTAGATACTGATCCTTGACTACTATCAGATACACCGGACGACTTGGGAGATAAACTTTTTAATGTGTCCAGACCTGTTTTAAGCATATCTTTAAAAGTGTTCATAAATGACGTAAAATCAAAAGCTTGACTAGAACCTTGACTAGGACCTTGACCAGTAGCTGGGACACCGTTGTTAGTGCCATTAAGATAATATCTGGGTACTGATAATCCACCCCTACTTAGATTTCTTACTATGTCTCCATGACTATATGTTCCACTGTTGATAGCTTTTAATACTGGTAGGTTTTGTTGTGTTGATTGACGATTAACAACAAATTCACCCGGCGTTAGCATAGCTGGTACAGTGTCTGTGCCTCTTGGCTGAAAATTTATATGACTGCCCTTGCTAGCATAAACAGTTCCTCCTAACGATAGTTGCTGAGCTCCATGTCTACTATTCCCTGTGTTAGTTGTCGCCAATAATGTTGACGAGTCGCTGCTAATGCCCTTGCTCTCATTAGCTGCAAATTGGTTGGCTCCTTCATCTCCTGGAAAGCTTCCTCCCATGCTCCTAATGTCGGTCATGGTGCTATATATCTGATCTTGCTTCGAGGTATACTCTTTTGATCCCATAGCAAGCTGGTCTCTTTGTTCTATTTGCTGCTTCAGGACTACTCTGTATGCTTGTCTTTTGTGCAATCTCTCAAATTCAGCATCTAGCTTCTTTTGCCTAGCTGCGTTCTCACTCCGAAGACTCCATACCTGGGTCTGAACTTTGTAGGGCTCACTTGCTGCTCCAAGTATTGCTCCAGCTGCTAATCCAAGACCCCCAGGAACAATATCATTTCCAATCAGAGCTCCGCGAGCTGTTGCTTCTAAAGCAGCTACCATTTCATCTTCATTTTCTGATAATGGTCTTCCTATCGCATAGCTCACTGATCCATTCGTGTAAGCTCCTCCAGAGCTAGCACTACCACTTATAACTCCAAGAACAATCCTGGTGGCTGGGTCCATACCCTGTGCTATCGCTTTTTCATCCATATATCCATCATAAGCGCCCTGAAGCATCTCTAAATAAGCGGCTCCTTTCTCTGAAACTCCCCCTAAAAATTTCTTTCCTAGAGGACCGCCCCTTAATAACTTAATAGCATCAACAAAATTAGCTGTGTCAGCTGCCAACTTTACTGCGTCCAATGATTTTGCAGCCATATTTGTTGCCGCCGAGCTATCCTCTCCAGTTTGAGCAGATTCTCCTAGATATAGGCCATATGCACCAGTAATCATATCTACCGCACTGGCTAGCGCGTCAAACCCAGGTACATATTTTTCTAGATAATCAAGCGTCATTGGTTTAAGTAGTCCGTCTTTCATTTTTAACAACAGGGGTTCAAGAGCTGTCTTTGCTAATCCAGAAGCTGTCTCCAAGGCTGCTACTATTCCTCCCCCGTTATAATATCCTACAGATCCGCCCTTTTGATATCTTCCAGCTCCACTATTAATGCTTTTTAACAAAGGTAAATTTTGCTGAGTAGATGCTCTGTTAACAACAAATTCGCCTGGTGTTAGCATAGCGGGCACAGTATCTGTTCCCTTTGGTTCAAAGTTTATATGTTGGCCCTTGCTAGCATAAACCATCCCTCCTCTATTAATTAGCTGAGGTAGTTCTTTTCCTTTCTCGACCTTTTGCTCTGTTCCGTAATCTTTCTGATTCTCGGGTAACAGACCAGTCATACCAGCTATTATTTTTTCCTTACCCCAAAGTAAACCATAATTATTCCCCGTCCAACGAGCACTCTGTTCTTGGGGCAAGAAATCCTTCAGATAATCTAACATGGTTTTTATGGCATCTTCATTTCCCACAGCCAGGCTGGGATCTTCCTCCTGTAAAGCTGCAATATTGTCTTTAAGACTCTTGACGGCATCGTCAGTTACTTTGCCATATACCCCAGAGGTATTTAATATCGTATCCCTAGCCTCATAATAATTTCTTAATGCTGACCCCTCCTTTAGTATCTCTTTAATCTCAAGAGTCCCAGGGTCCCTGTCATTAAAAACACGCAGACCATTCTCATCTATACGATTATTATAGTCATTTTCAATAATCCTCATCAGGGCTATTCTATCGAATGGATTGTAAAATATACTTTCAGGACTATACGCAAGACCAATCATATCATTTATTGACCTTGCTTTAGGATCTTCCACCCTGGTCTTCTTTACAATATTTCCATTCTCATCTTTATCTAATTTATAAAAAATTCCCCTATCTAAGGCCATTTCTGAGGCAGCAGCATCCTCATCAGATAATTTATAATTAGTTTTATTTAATAACTTAGTTTCTACTTCCCTATTTATTAAATCTCCTAGATTGCCATCGCCGGTCCAATTATGCCAATACTTAGTAGTCATTTCACCTAATCGAATTTTAGAAGGTTCCTCTTCTTTAACGGAAAAAGCATTATCATCTGTGCTAAGACCTAGACCATTATAGTATTGTAGCAATCTCTGTAATTGAGCTTCCCCCTTATATAAATCTGTAAAACCAGCTCTATAAGCATCTTTTCTTAAGTAAGCAGCAGATTTTTTATCAGTAATGTTTGTCATGTCATCATTAAGAGGACTAAGCACTGACAAAATATCTTCTACGCTTTGAATATTAGCTCCTCCGAGCAGCTGCTGATCTTGTACGCCTTGATTGTACAGAGCTCTTGCAATAGTTACTCGTTTAGCATCAGTAAATTTAAACTGCTGACTTTCCACCTCTTTTGGAGTGAGAGACTGATCGACTTGGTTATAATTAGTTATAGATGCCTGTTTCTTCGCTTTTTCTATCCGTGCTTTTCTAGAGTCTTCAAATGCTTTAGCTTGGAAAGTAAACGGTACCGGCTTATAACTACCGTCCTCACTAGTGACTATAGAGTTCTTAGCTTGTGGAGTTTTTGAAAATAGATTTTTCGATAAATCATTTGCCTTCAGATCATCCTCTGTGGCCATTTTGTGAGTTTGCAAGTTATACTGAAATGGAACGCCAAGAGCGGGATCTTCCATTCCAGTCTGAGCATTATAAACGGGAGTATGGATTTGTAATTCATCTAATAACTCCTTAATGCTTGGATAGACTATCGGATCTCCTGTTAATGGATATTCAATAAATGGATTGGAACTATTTACATCTTTTGTTGCTGCCAATCCTTCTGCTACTATATACGACTTTTTATCTTTTCCCCAACTCCTATTGGTGTTATTCCATACTGGGCTTTCAACTTCTTTATAACCAAATTGAAATTGACCCTGATGATATTCTTTTTGTTGCACTTTAAATATATCAGCTACTTCTGCTCCTGGTTTAAATCCCTCAAGGGATTTGTCACCCTCCTCTGAGAGATACTGGTTAGCTCTGTCCGATAGCCACCGATAAGTTTGCTCTTTTCCCGTGATATTTGAGTCGGTATCATGCTCGAACAGAGAGATACCCCGTGGAGGTGGACCTGCTTCATGATAATAAGTACCTGGACCATCTGGCTCCTCGCCTTTATCAAGATATTTTTGTTTTAGTTTGGTCTCAATATCAGCCCATTTAACGGCCTTGTTAGAGGTTGGTCCCAGAAGAGTTATGGGAAAAGCTGAACCCTCAAACCCCAAGGTATCAAGATTAGCAAAATCTTTCTCTGAGATTTTTACTTCAGGTATTTTCTCATCATAGAACTCGTCTAGGGCAGTTAGATTTCTCTTGACCCGTATAGATTCGCCAGACTCTTTATAATTTGCAGATTTTAACTGCTTGACTTCCTCATACTGCTTACTAACGTTATTAAAATAGTCCTTTTGATTGGTTATGAAATCGTCTTTTACATTTGCAAGAACGATTTCATTCGTTTTTGCTTGATTATCTATATTCCATAAGATTTCTCCTCCTGTATTTACGATTCCGATATTATGAGGAGTTGCTGTATTGCTCAAGTTTTTTGGACTCAAGTTGTCTTCGTAGAATGTTGCGAATTTCATGCCTGGTGTTTTTGCAGCTAATCCCTTTGCTAAAACCATATTATTACCAAGTACACTTAGCATTCCCAGCGGGTTGAAATTATCAGGAGACTGCTTGTAATACTTTAGAGTGGCATCCATAGTTTCATTCTGAGTTTTTAATATGTCTTCTATTGTCGGCTCTTTTCTATGTGGATCATATGAATTTGCCCAACTAATTATCTTCTCCATATTTTTCATATATTCTGGCCGATTTTTTTCACTCAGAGGCACTCTAGACTTCTCATCACTAATAGTAGCTAATTTCAAATCGCCCATCGATTTCGGACCAAGTATTTTTCCTACAGATTTCTGAGCTGATAGTTTAGTTCCATCGCCAACATCTTGGTCTATTTTATTATTGAACTCCCTCACATTGTCATATCCATAACCAGCTGTTGCTTTTACGCCGTCTTGAGTCTTGAGTGCCAAAGGATTATTTGTCGTTTCCCTTATCAAAGGATTTACAGTAGAAGACGAGTCAATGCTTGTTCTTGCACTCGCTGTCGGGCCAGTAGCGACCCACTGAGCATCTCCTATTTGAAGAGTTTTTCCGCTGGTATCAGCAATAACACTAGCTGCCGCCTTTTGCACATCCTCATATTTAGGAAAGGGACTTGTAGTCTCTCTAATTCTTTTGTTCCTATCTAACACATCGGACTTCAAGGCGCTATAATTTTCTATTGCCCCCTCATCAGGAGGTTTACCTTCGAGAGCTGCTACTACTCCTCCCCTGTCATAATATCCTACAGATCCGCCCTTTTGATATCTTCCAGCTCCACTATTAATGCTTTTTAACAAAGGTAAATTTTGCTGAGTAGCTGATCTATTAACAACAAATTCGCCCGGTGTTAGCATAGCAGGTACAGTATCTGTTCCTTTGGGCTGAAAATTAATATGCCTGCCCTCGCTAGCATAAACCATGCCCCCAGAAGACAAACCACCAGCTCCCTTGTTCTTTTTTACTTCTGCGATAAGATCCTGAATACCCTTATTAATATCATCCAGTTTTTTATCATTATAGCTAATTGCAACATCTGTAGTAGCACTACTAAGTTTTATAGCAGCTGTTTCTGCTGTTTGCTCAGCCATAAGCTTGCTTATATTTCCTAATTCTTTATTAGCCTCCGATTGTAAAGTATTCCCGAGATTATAAGCATCTTGAGCAGCTGTCATTTGAGGATCGTCTTCTGGATTCCTTAAGCTATCCAAGACCTGTTGCATCATAGGATCAACACCTATGCCAGCTTCTGATAACTGGCTCTCTAAAACATTCGCTTTTAGCTCCGATTGTTTTTTGCCATTTCCAAGCAAAGGAGCAATAGAATTAAAATCTTGTAAACTTTGACTTCTTTGTTCAGATGTTGTTCCTACATTAGCTACGCCTTTCATATTATTATTTAATCTTAACATGCTAGAATTAAATTTTGCTATACCTTCTTGATCTGAAGTTACCAGTCTTTCTATTAAATTTTCTCCAGATTTGCGTTGTTCTTTGATCTCAGACATTCTTGCTAGAGCAGCACTAGCAATATCTGTATTTTCAGCCATATCTTTTAGAGCATCATAATTTTCTTTAAGAGCAACATTTGTAGCATTTAGTCTAGTCCTCATCATCTTGTATTCTTCTATTCCTCCCTGTCCTTTTTCTCTAACCAATGAATCACTAGATTTTTGTTGCTGTTCTCTCGTATCATTTAATCTTCTTACTGATTCTCCAATAGCTGTTGGATCAGAGGTTGCTCCTGTTGTTCTAGCCTTAAAAGAATCTTGAGTAATTTTTATTTGGCTATTCATGCTTGGGGAATTTCCCAAAGTTTTATTCAATTCATTATCAGCTCTTATTTTAATGTCTGATGCTTTCCTCATTCTGCTATTGCTCTCTACTTGATATCCAGCAGCCTGGTTCATGCTTTCTGAATATTCATTAAGATTCTTCTGCCAAAATTCCAAGGCCCTATTAGCCATGTCTTGTGCTCTTTCAGCACTACTAATAGTTTTACTAAAAGCTCCAACATTTTCAGTTAGTTCATCATAACTTATAGATGAGTCTTCTCCTCCTTTACCTTTAAAGTCTTTAAAAGCTACTCCTGTTTCTCTAGCTAACTTATCAGCTAATTCTGGTGGAAGGTTTAAATCTTTAAGAGCTTTGTCTAGATCCATAGTGATATTAGAAGATAGGGATTCGTTACTAGCTGATGGATTCTTTTTAAGGGTCTTATTAACACTGGATAAAACAGTATCTTGTAGTTTATCTGGAACTTTCAATAAACCCTTAATATTTTCTGAATCGGCTCCAAAAAAAGCTCCAGCTTGACCTCGAGCTCTTTCGTTATCTTTCTCAGAATATGCTCCTTGATTTTTCAATATATTTATACTATCTAATGATGTTGCTCCTGATTTAGCATTTCCGCTCAGAGCGTCGTTTGATAAACTTAAAGAGCTAGACAATGCATCTAATTCAAAAGATGTTTTATTTATAGCCCCATCCATGTTTTTCAACATTCTGTCTACATTTAGCCCAAAGGTTCTTGCTGCTTTGTCTAGATCCTCTATAGCCATTTGTCTTTTAACAGCATTAACACTTAGGACAGTTCTTTTTTCTGCTTCTCTGGCTATTATTCCTTCCCTTATTTTATTTTTTTCTTCGTCCTTTAGACCCTTTTGCTGCTCCAACAATAATAACTCTTCCTCGATTGCTGGATTAGCTCGAGCTATACTCTCTGCAAAAGTACTAACACCACCACTAGAATTTTTTAATTCTCCAAATACTTCGTCAACAGTTTTTTCTCCATTCCGTAGTTCTGCTTCAAAAACTTTGAATATGCCTTCTTTAACTGGACTAAATGTTGCAGCATTCTTTTTAGCTTGTTCAGGAGCATATTCCTTCATTTTCTTTTGCCTATAGTCGTCTGCGTATGGGTTTAACCCGTAATAACTAGAAGATTTAAGATAACCCATAGTACCTTCTTTTTGCAATATTTGAGATCTTTCAGATGCTTGTTTTGTATTTCCTGAGCCGAGAGCATCAAAAAGATTAACCCACATAGCATCAGGAACTTGAACATCTAAATTTATTAGTCCCTTGGCAGCATCTCCTGCTGTACCTAGTTGAGACTTAGCTTTATTCAAAGCTCCAATATCTGTATTATCTTTGGCGAAATCATTAAGTGCTTCGCTAGCTTTTTCTAGAGAGGTCTCTAGATTTTTAGTCTGTAGTGCTTTATCAAAAGCTTTTGCTGCATTGTGAGCTGCCATAAAAGCAGCAGCTATACCAACAGCAGCAGCAACAGCAATAGCTCCAGCTGCTACGTATGGGTTTGCCAGCATAGGTAGCAGCTTCTGAGCTGCGGAACCCATTACTCCTGGCATCTTCGACATCTCCGTTAGGCCTTTCGCTGCAGTATCCATTCCTGTACGTATTGCAGTGAATGCACCAGTACCCGCAGATGCTCCTGCTGAAATAGCAGCTCCAGCCACTTTAGATCCTCTACCAGCTTCAGGACCACCAGAAATAAAAGATCCAAGGTTATCTCCTAAAACAGCAACCAAAGACGAATATTTTATCATCTTAGCAGATGTTGCCTGTACAGCATCACTCATTTGTTTCATAGATCTATCAATACGGATATCTCTTGCTGAAACCCCCAGTGTTTTTAAGCTGTCTGCAGATAGTCCTGTTTGAGTGGACATTTCTTGTATAGCTTTATCGTAAGCAGCCATGTCGCTAGTCATGTACCCCACCATCTCTTTAAAGCCTGTGGTTTGAAATACATCTTCCATGCTCTTATTATTCTCAGCAGCACTCATCATTTCATTAACTTGATCAGCAATCTTAGCTGCGTTTTTTGGGTCTTCCGCCTTAGAGCCAGCAGCTGTAGTAAGGGTATCTGTCAGTTTCTTTCTTGTGTCATCAACATCCTTTTGATATGCCTCTGCTGTATCGGCACCCCCTGCTATAGCAGCAGCTTTTTGCCCTGGTCCTAATCTAGTAGCTGCTAAAAGCGCCTCTCCTTTTACATTAGTGTTGATCGCAGTAGCACTATCTGCTTTTATCCTATGTGCTCTCTCCAAAATACTTTGTTGAATATTGAGCTTCATTTGGTCAGCAGTTAATCCAGCTTGTCTTCCTAATTCAGCTACAGCCTTTAGAGTATCTGCATTTGCCGTTCCACCAGTAATAAATCTCTGAACATATCCTCCACTAGCAAATCCCTGAACATTCCCAACGCTTCCTCCTTTAGCAAATCCCTGAGCCTTGTCAGCATGATTCATTTTTTCTAGTTTGTTATAACCAATACTCTCAGCAGCTTTTTTATTAATAACAAATTCACCCGGAGTTAATAGGGCGGGCACCGTATCTGATGTTGCTCCACCCATAGCAAATCTTTCAACCAAGTTTGGATTTTTAATATCTGATGGACTCTTGGTATATCCAGTTTGCAATACCCATGCTTCATCACTATGAGGAGGCCATGTTTTAGGATCTTCAGAAGGAAACTTAGTTTGATCAAACCATTTTGACCCATGATACCAATTTTCTGGAGCTAATGGGGTTTTATTAACATCTCCACGATTTTTAAAATAATATTTCCATACATTATATGCTGATGAACTAACACTATGTCTATCAGAGACTAATTGATTTCCACTTTCTGTTACCCCCTCCATAACGGCATCGTATAATTTAGGTCCGTATCCACTAGTAGCGCTAGAACTTTGAACAGAAAACAAAGGAGCTGATCCTAGTTCTTGCAGCCTGTCTGCTACAACCTCACCACTAGCATTAGCATTGTCCAAATACTTAGCGCTAACTCTTCCTGGTTTAACCGTTAATCCTATTTTTTCATCTTTTCTAATCTTTTTCGCTTCTGCTGCTTCTGCTACTCCGCCCACAGCAAATCTTCGAGCTTGTGCCATACCCCCTGCCATAAATCCCGATGGTCCAACAGGGCCCATCATTCTGGTGGCCTTATCTGCATGGTCTAGTACAAACTCCCTTTTATGATTTGCAGAGTTTCGAGCAAATTGACTCATTCCTCCTTCTTTACCAACATTATATTTCTGTAATTCATTATTTAGAACATCCATATAGTATATTCTAAGATCTGACAAGATATCGCTATTATCTCGTATATAAAAGTCTAACTCTTCAGGAGCATCAGTAAACCATTTTCCTCTAGCTGCTTTGGGACTAGAGCTTGTAGCACTCTCGCCCATCAGCCGTTCCTTTTTTTCAGGAGTCATTTCTGTTCCCATATACCTCACTGTTTTTGGAGTAATATGATCCCTTGGAACATCTCCAACTCGATAAAGTCTAGTCTGCCCCTCGTCTGCTGGTTTTAGTTTTGATTTTAAATCTAGGAATTGTTTAAAAAAAACATCGGATTCTGATGGAGGCTTGGGAATATTGCTAATAGAAGGTTTTGGAGGGGGAGGGGGAGGTGGAGGCATAATAGGAGACCCCGGCCTATTAACTGCTGCTACTACTGGTTTTCGTGGTGGAGGTGGGGGAGGAGGTGGAGGAGGTGGAGGAGGGGCATGGAGAACCATTGATCCTGCTGCATATCGCTGAACTTTTGCTGCTCCACCAATAGCGAACTTTTTGGATGGTGGTGGAGGTGGTGGAAGTGGAGGACCGAGTTTTTTAGGTGCGGGTGGTGGAAGCGACGGACCAAGTTTTTTAGGTGCGGGTGGTGGAAGTGGCGGACCGAGTTTTTTAGGCGGAGGTGGAGGCATAGTAGGAGAACCCGGTTTATTAACTGCTGCTACTTTATTATCATAATTTTGCGTTGGCAATGAAGAAGAATTTCTTTGATAAAAAGCTGCAAGATCATGCAAATATTTTTGTCTTTGTGGTACACTAGCACTACTTAGAAAACCATTAGCAGCAAATGCAGCGCTTCGTAATTTAGATTCTTCTGCGTCAAGACTTGTGCCCTTAAATTTTCTTCCACTGTTAACCCAATTAGGGTCTGTTATTGGTATCCTGGCAGATGGAGGTACAGCTTCCCCTCCTGCTGCATATCCCCTTGTTGCTCTGTTAACTGATACCATATCTTCAGCTAGCGATGGTGTTGGAGTATAAGCAGCATCTGAAGGCCCCTTTAATTTTGCTGCTAAAGCTAATTGAGCAGGAGTAGATGTCTTCCCCGGTTCTTTCAAAGATCCTAATAGTGCCTTAGAATCAATTTTCATTCCAGCCTTAGATTTTTTTTGCTCAATTATTTTTGCAAGATATGTTTTAAATTCTGGGATAGTATATCCCATAGTATCTCCATACTTTTTAGCTTGGTCAAACTCAAAATCTTTTAGACCCGTACCCTTTTGGAGATCATATACTTCTCCACCAAGAGCAAGATGTAGACCATATTTCTCAGGATCTTGTTCTGCTAATTTACGCATAAGAGTAAAAGGTTCAAAGCCAGCGTGACTTTGTATTTTCTTTTTACGTTCTCTAAGAGCATCAACCTGGTCTCCCATCATTTTATATGCTGGATCTTTTTCCATCTGCTTTCTATCCAGTCTGGCTGGAAAATTAGCTAGTTCTGCATCAATATCTGCAAGAGATAAGTCCTTTCTCGACTTAACCCCCGCCATAATTTCAGGCAATACTTTTTCTCGATTTTGTAGTTGAGTTAGATTCTTTTGCACTATATCAAATACAGCAGGAGACAAGAATTTTCTCATAGCTGGAATATCACCACTCAATATAGCTGCTCTAGTTGCTGTTCCACTTATCTCGTCTTCTCCTCCCTCAGCAGTAGTTCTCTTGCCCATTGGGGCTATCCTATATCCTTTGTCCTTATATTTCTGAAGCTGTTGCTCACTTTTTTCCGGTCCGGCCATATATACACTACTAGAATAGTCAGGACGAACAAAATGCCTTCTACCATCCTCGCCAGGCTTTCCCTCAAAAATATCAGGCATCCCAAAATCCTGATTTGCTTTATTAACTATAGATTTACTAAAAGCTGCCTTAGCTAATATCGTTCTAAAATCTTGATCAAAATTAACAGTTCTAAAATCATGAGCATCAGGATCTTTTGCTGTTATTGCTTCATTACTGCCCACCAAAACTGCAAAGTCTTCTTCGCTGAATCCAAGAGCTTTTGCCGCATCCAAGATAGACTCATGACCCAGTGTGGTTGGAGCAAAACCCCCTTTTATTACTGCTAATGATTTTGTTTCTGCTGTTGGTCCTTGTAGTCTTTCTCCTTTTTCGTTCTTTAGCTTAAAACCCCCAACATCAACACCCATAGTCCTTAACTTTTTCGGATCTATCTCAGAAGCTAGCATCCCTTGCATTGATCCACTATCAGTAGGGGCTCCAGCAGTAGTTCCTGGACTTCTACCAAAAAGAGTATCCTTAAGAGGATCTTTGTTAGCATCTCTTGAACCCCTTCTTCTTTTGATCTCATCCCTTTGTTCTTTTGTTGAAGATTCTAAACTATATACTTTGTCTGCTGATGTTAAATATCCACTCAGTTTTTCTGGTGTTACAGTAGCAGAAACATCTACAATTTGTGAAACTGAAGCTATGTCTTCTGGAGTTAAAATAGCACTTCTTGTTGTTTTTCTTAAACTAGCATTATCTGCCTCCGATGATTTAGAACCCCCCAACATAAGAGAACTTTTACCCGATCCTGCTACTCCCACTATAGCACTGAGACGATCTAATGATCCCTCTCCTCTAGCAGTAGCAGCTAATTTAGACAGATGCATTTTGTAATCAGACACTTTCTTCATGCCCAACTTACTCATCTCTGCACCAACGACAGCTGAATTTTCTGGATTTGCTAAAACATCACTATCTATATATCCAATATTTCTTTGAGCAGTAGCCTCAGATTTTTGAGTATTATTTTTAGCACCCACAGATGCGCCCACAGATGCGGCCACAGCCTTTTTTACAGAAACCTTAGTTGCTGCTCCTCCTCCAGGAACCTTAGTTGCTGCTCCTCCTCCAGAACCTTTTGTTCCAAAGACCCCGTCTCTATTTTCTAGAAAACTTAAAACCTCTGCCCTATACTTACTTATTGAGGCACTATCTATTGTTCTTTTAACATCTGTGGGAATATTATCTTCCATTCCAAAGAATTGAGCAGCAGGCCCCAACCCGGATGGAAAGTCTATAGACATCGCTCCCTTTGTAGCAGCTTTAGCTCCTAGTTGTGTTAAAATCTGTTGTATAGTATATCCTTCCATTTCTGCTTTGCCTGTTATCGCAAGATCTTCTTGAGACATAGGAGTAACAGGAGTCAGATAATGAGCAGTTTTATTAGCTTTCCTAGCTGCTAAAATATTCTGTAAATTATCATCTATTAAATCTTCATCATATCCTAAGTTTTTTGCTTTAGCTTGTGCTACGTCATCTCCTGTCATTCCAGGAGTTGATACTCCAGTTACTCTATCAGCACCGATTGGAATACCTAATCTAGTAAGCGTAGAAGCAATTAAATCAGCTGATGCTTGAGGTCTTGCTGATAATACTCTTATCTTTTTTATAAAGTTTGGATCCTTGTCTAATATTTCTTTTAGATGAGTTCCTATGGGGGATTTTAATTTAGCGTTTTGTAATGCTTTAGAAACTGCTACCAGATCAGAATATGCTGCAATGTCTGGTTGCCCCTTATCATTAAATATGTCTGCTCCACTAACTAGTGTCTCATCAAAATCAATAGCTAAATTTTTTCCAGATCCTAAGAATTCTTCAGCTTGTATAGATTCGGCCATATTTTTTGTTGAAGAAGCATTTACTCCCTCCATCTGTTTTTGCAAACTAGCACTCGTCTTTTCAGAAAGTATTCCTATTTTAGTATAAATAGATTTTCCATTAATCATCTCTGGACCAATAGACATATGTTTGGTTTTTCCTATTAATCCGACTAATCCAAAAATCTCAGATCCAGCGATTGCTTTTTGAGCTATAGCCTCTTCATCTGCAAAACTTTCAATCACAAGACGGTTCATAAGATCATCGTGCTTATTGGGCACTCTTGATACAAAATCTTTGTCTCTTATGCCTGTACCATCTAATCTGCCTTCGTTAACTAATCTTCTATACATATCTCTAAGTGGAATCTTAGCTTCTCCCATTTTTGCCTTAGCTACTCCACCAATACCAAGTTGTTGAATATCCATTGAATAGAATGGATCATGATCAACGTCATATGATGGATCAGTCCAAGGAACAGCCATAGACATATTTGCAGAATTATAATTAGCAGAAGCTTTTAAGATTTTTAATGATGATGATCTAGGAAGAATAACTTCTTGTTCTGCTCTTTGCGTTTCTTGAATTCTTTGCTTATGAGGTTCAGCAAGCATCTTTTCTGGAAGAGCAGCATTAACATCAATACCAGTAGCATCCTTTTTAGTTTTGATATCTAAAAATCCTCGTTGACTAAAATTCATGCCAATTGTTTTTGCTTTTGAAGTTGATAAAAACCCAGGAAGAGCAAAAGTACTACCAGCGGCACTATCAACATCTTTCTGTGATCTTAATTGATTTCCAATTTGTTTTTTAATAATATCTAATCTAGTTTCTCCAATACCAGTATAAACATTGTCTGGAACTTTAGTTTTTGGTGAAGAATCTAGCTTTTTAATAGTTTCTTTAATGCTCTCCATATAAGCTTTATCAGACTCAGAAACTTGCCCCGGTGGACCATAACCCAGATTTCCATCATCTGGATAGGCTAAATGAGTATTAATATCACGAGACCTATTTTGATAGGTTGCTATAGCATCAACAGGATAAACCGCACCTGCGTCTTTGAATTTTTGAATCCTTCCACCCGCTTTTAATCCCAAAGAATTTTTATAGGCTTCGTCTATTTCTATGAGAATAGCGTCCCCAGCGTTAACACTAGGATCAAGATCAATCTTATTGGTAAAACCGACCTCCGCAGGCGATTGCTGCTGTGTTTCCATCAAATATCTTAATTTTTTAGCATACATAGTCTCATCAGAAGTTCTCTCGTCTCTAAATCTAGTTTCTATCGGAGTTGCAGCAACTGCTGTAAAATCCATTGGATCATATTGACCCCCTGTTTTTGAATATCCTGGATATCCCATAATTGGCAGGTATTCGCCCATGAAATCTTCAAATGCAAAACCTTTGCTGAGTTGATACTTCTTCTCGTGTCTCTTATCTGTAAAGTTTGTCGCTTGCGCCGCTTGTCTGATATCTGTTGCAAAATCTTGGTTTATAGTCTCTTTGTTTGCATAAAACTTGTCTATGTCTGTTTTGTCTATCGTGATACGCTGAATATTTCCCTTTACGATATCTTCATTTTGTATATTTGGATCTTCTGAATAATTCTTGTCTGTAAGGTAACTGCCACTTTTTGCCTGCTTAATCTCTTCTATTTTTTTGCCCTGATTAGCATAGACAGGTGCCACTCCTCCTCTAGCAAATTTTCTAACAAAACCCCCACCAGCTAATTGAACGGTTCCTTTATCCCACGTTCTACCAGTTGTATAGTCCTTATCCATAGTAAATCCCTTTGCGAGATATCTACCAAATCCTCCGCTTTGTGTCTTTACTACATTATCAACTGTAAAGTCCTTTAATTGACCCTCTAGCTCGTTCTTACCCAGTTCAGCTATTTGGCCCGCTGTTGCTCCTTCAAAAACTTTCTCGTTTCTTGGAATTTTATATCCCGATGCTGTCTCTGGATATTTTTCTGGTCTATTATTTAGCTTCTGTATATTTTGGGCTTTAGATTGTGATACAAAACTATCTTTCTTGATCTCATATGTATCAAAATCATTAACTCTAAAGTTTGCTTTAAATTCTTTTCCATCTGGGATAACAGTAGCTGAAAATGTATCTCCGTCTGATGCTACTGCTGTATCTTTTACAACTTTGCTAATTCCTACTGTATTTGCTAGACCTCCACCAGCAAACTTTTGAATCCTGCCTCCACCAGCATATCCTTGAATACTTCCACCCCTATTCTTATTCATCTTATGCAAGTTACTAGCACCCAGAGTTTCCACAGCTTTTTTACGAATAACAAATTCCCCCGGTTCTAACATTGCTGGCACAGTATCTCCATTACCTTGACCAGGTACTACTCCTCCTCTGGCAAATTTTCTAACAAAACCCCCACTATTTAATCCAGTACCAGGTGGAAATTGAAGATTGTCTATAATACTAGATAATCTATCTATGCTTGCTGTATTTGTAGACAAAGAAACAGTATTACTCTCAAGAGCAATAATATAACTATTTATAGCAGTCATACCATATGTTAAAGAAACAATATTATTTGATAAAGTATCTATAGCAGAAGTTAAAGTTCCCATAGCTGCTGAAGAAGCGATTATATTAGATGACAGAGAACTAACATTATTTGATAAAGCATCTATAGCAGCAGTTAAGGCGCTATTATCTACTGAAGAACCACTGCCACCAGTAACTAATCCACTCAGCCTATTTCCCATATTTCTAACTGCTGATGATCTACCACTAGAATCATCTTCACCCGATCCTTTGTCTGATTTTTTTCCTAATCCTCCAACAAATCCACTACCAAACTCAACCATCGCAGACATTCCCTTACTAACTGCTAGAATAGCTAAGATAGGAAGAAGACCCTTGAGACTACCTGCTACAGTTATTAAAGCACTAGCAAATCCTAAAGCTGTTTTAGCAAGAGTTTGAAATGTGTTACTGGATCCTACAGTTCTCACCAAGGATAAAAATTCTTCTCTAACTTTCATCATTTGATTAGCTAATGATAACTGTGCAATACCAGCATCTTTAGCTAATGATCCCTGACCCTGTTGAGCTATTTTTAAAGCATCTTGAGCTGTTGCAAATTCATGAATCAAAGGAATAACTTTACCAATTTGACGAAATCCACCAAGCTGTTCCACAATCTCACTAAATTTTAAATCTCTAGGATCAATGCTACCTAGTCCTTCGCTTAAAAGTTGTATAGCTTTGTATGCTCCAACAAACTTACCTTCATTATCTGTTAATACAACTCCAAATTCCTTTAGAGCATCTATAGTATCTCTTCTTTGTATTCTTGTAAAAATAGTTCTTAAACCCGTAGCAATAGTTTCAGCGCTTTCTCTAGTTGTTGCTCTAACACTAGTAAATACTGCGATAAATTCATTTAAAGCGTCCGACCCCTCACTAACTCCTTTGCTAGCTGAAGCAAATACTCCTCCAGTCCTTTGAATAGCTGTAATAATATCACTTGCTTCAACAGCAAAAGCAGCAGACACAGCATTAATAGATCCTAGAGCACTTTCCAGATCTCCCGCACCAATTTGAAACTGTTTCATTAAAGCAATAGATCCCTCTACAGTTTCATTCATACTATCAAAACTTGGAGCAAGATCAGTAAGGGCCAAAGCTCGTAATGCTCTTTCAGTATCCTTGGCGCTTAAACCAGCTTGAGCAAGAGTTCCAGCCACGCCAATTAATTCAGTAGAAGCTACTCCTAATGTTGTGGACAATGTTGTAATTTCTGACGACAAAGATCCTAACTCTTGTCCATTTTTTCCAGTAACTTGTTGAAGCTTAACTAGTTCTTTGTCAAACTGAACAAATGTTGCTAGGCCACTTTTAAGAGCATTAGTAACGCTAAAGATAATAGTAGTAACAGCTGAAAAAGCAGCAAATCTTTTAACAGCTAGAGCGGATTGTCTACCAAACTCTTCGATCTGAGTACTAGATGCCGAGATTTTTTGAGCAGTATTAGTTTGAGCTTTTGCTAAATTATTCGACGCTGTTGCTGCAGAATTTAAAGCACTAGAGGTAGAAGCCGATGCTTTATTTGCAGCTCCCATAGCTCCAATAAATGACTTAATAGCTCTTTCAGCATCAGTAGCATTGGTTTTTGTTATAGCTAGAGTATTGTTGAGGGTTTGTAGAGCAGAAGTTAACTGGGTCGCATTTCTTATTGACGATGCATCGACCTGTATTTTAATATCGCCAGTAATAGTACCAAGTTGTCTTTTTATATCAGATACTATATTTCCAATATTAGAGGGGCCCCTAAGATTTAACTGTGCAGTTAGATTAAATGCTTGTGCCATAAGCTATGCTCTATTCTAAATGGTTAATAAAAGACACTCCCCACCTAGAAAAGATCTTCTAAATGGGGTAGTATCCTCTATTTTTGTTATAATTATAATAAAACTAGCTAACTGGTGATTCAACCTTTGTTCCCACAGGAGAGACTTCTGGAGCAACTGCAACAACTTCTGATACTTGTTGAGCCACTGGTTCAACAGCAACAACAGGAGCTGGTACATCGTTGGTTTTTGAGTTATCATTTTTTATGTCTTCGTCTATAAGAACAGGTTTTCCGTCTTCGTCCAAAAATGGCTCTGGAACTACAATATAATCTCCTTCAACAGTTACCTTACTACCATACTGATCAGTAAAAGCACCGTTTTCATCAATAAACCTACCATTCTCATCTATTAATTTATTGTCTCTGTTTATCAGTCTTCCTTTTTTGTCTACATATCTAAGCTTGTCGTCTATAAACTTATACTTTTTCAAAAACTTATTTTCTGGCAGATTAATCTCGTAGTCATTATCTAACCCATATAACATATTGGCTAAATTCTGAGCACCAAGAGAACCTACCTTGTCTGTGGACCTATTCAAATAATCTTCCATATTTTCAAAATACGGCTTCTTATCATTATCATTATACACCACACAAGCACTCACTAGGTAATTAAACCTAGCATTATCTGCTTGTCCTTCAGCACTATGATTATCCAAAGAGGTTCTAGCACTAATTAGCTCTCTTATTTCATCTCGTACCTTTTTCATCTTTATCGCTAAGTCTTTAGCTTCGTTTAGACTAAAACCACCCTGAGCAAGTTTCTTTTCGCCGTCGAGTAATTCTTTCTGTAAACCTGTGAACTTAGCCTGTTTTTCATCATTCCACAATCCCTGATCCTCTAATAGATCGTCTAATTTTGCCCTCACAACACTTTTGCTTTTGATAGCATCTGTAAAAGCTTGGTTATATGCTTTCTGACCTTCTCTTTGGTCTTGTAGTGATGGACTCCTCACAAGAAATTCCTTCTCTATATTATCGACAGTAACCTTAAAAGTTTTAGTTTTCATCATTTTCTCCGTGTTGTTGGTCATTATTGAATTTAAAATCATAATGATATTTTTGTTTCACATTTATCCCAGATCTAGATCTATTAACAAGAAAATCCCCAATATCATCCATTGCTGCCCTAGCCTGTTTATTACCATTGTTCAGAATACTATTTCTAGTATCTTCCCATAGATTTTCCATAGCTAAAGATTGCTTAGACTCATTGTCCCACAAGTACCCAAAATTATTTTCAAATCTAGCAATAGCTCCTATCATAGTAGTTTGAAATTTCTTATAAACATTATCCAGTAGTCTTTGTTCATTTTGTTCCATGTTTTATCCTTACTTTTTAGAAGATTTTATCTGTTCTGTCATTTTATTTCTTAGATCCATCTGAACATCAGGTAGTTCTATAGAAGATACTGATCCGCGAGCATTAATAAAGTCAGATCTTTGATTGATAGTATTTAGGGTTTCTTGAGTATTAAAAGATGTTATCTCTTGTGCTTCCTGACTGTCATTCGCCATAATAAAAACCTCTTGAGCATTTCTCAGTTTTGGATGAAGAGCATCAACAGCTGTTTTCTTCTTTTGAATATCTACCAATCTTCTTTGTAAGATCATCCAACCGTCCAACATATCATCATCCTCAATAACTTGATCACTCGGACATTCAGGATGCTCATAAACATTATCATACATTCTGCTCATGCTAGCTAGTACTCTTTGATCGTCTGACCATTCAGAGACAGATCCCGCAAAAAGACTCGCTCCATTTTTTGAGCTAGTCCAATATGATCTCCACATATTGCTTCTTGCTAATTTTTTAAAAGACTCTATCTGTATGGTAAACTTATTTATTTCATTAACAATGTCGTTAAATAAGACATATGATGATGAGCTACCAGATAACTTAGTATTGAATACTTTTTTATTATTTTTTAAAAGAGTTTCACAAATAATATGCTCATTTTTTATAGATAAAGCATATCCTTCTAATGTGTGAGTCAAGAAATCTTGTTTTTTAGACAATATGGTATTTAGCTGAGTCTTAGAAAGAAGCAAAGCTTTTCTAGCTTTCTTTTCTTTGTCTACAAATAATGCAGACTTAAATAGTTCCACTTTTTGATCATCTATTTTGGTCTCTAAACTTTTTATAATTTTCATAGTATCCTTTGTCCACAATCCACAGAAGATTAACGTTTCCACTAAATCATACTGTCTAATCCAGTCGTTAAATTTTTCATCATTAATAATATTCTCATATATTAAATCTGCCTCGTACTTTATTTCAAATGTTGGTTGGATTAATTCATATCTTTCATTTTTATAAAATACTAATAATTTTTTACATAGTATTCTATCTAATAAAGATTCAAGATAGTCATCATTCATCCTTTGTCCTAGTTTGTTTCAGCCTAGCTATTTCAGTATCCTGTTCCTGAATCTGCTTTTGTAGCATGTCTAATACCTTTTGAGTATTATATATATCTACGTATAGTTTTCCTATTATATTAAATAACTCTTCCATTTTTACTTTTCCTTATCCTTATCCTGTCCTTGTCCACCATACCATACAATGTCCATAGATCTTGATTATACTTTCTACAGAATCTTACTACTATTGTCCTGCGCCAGTAGCAAATGATCCAGAAACACTTACTACTAACTTATTAAACGTTTGAAAACTATATGTGATAGTAGCATTACCACCACCAGCATCTCCACCCGTATAGTTAACACTAGTTAATTTATTCTTGGCTCCAAGGTCTAATTGTAGGGAATCATTAGCTCCGGTTCCACAAACTTTAACAATTATGGTCTTGTCTGTGAGATTTTTATAGACCCTATCACAACTTCCAGCTCCGGGAAAATCACTAGCGTTGATTTGATCTCCAGATGTAGCAATAATTTCAAATTCGCTAGTAACTTCAAGAGGAAATGTTACAAATCTAAAATAAGGACCCATGCTGCCCAATTCATTAATTGCTTCTCTTCCCATGTCTGTGCTAACGGAGATGCTCTGCAAGTGACTACCAGATGGAATGCCTCCTGCGCCAAGTGGCAATGTACATTGAGACGGTAATACTTTGTATCTCCTTGCTATTGAAGGAGCAGTTTGAGTCCCGATATTGGTAATTGCATTAGCGGTACCACTATTCCAGGTTTTATTATTACCAACTAATGTAACATCTTCTGTGCCATTTCCATCAACCTGAAACTTATATGATACGCTAGATAAATACAGACCAGTGGCGCTAACAAATTGATCGTGGGCTCCTGTAGCAGCAGTAGCTGAGTCTTTGTAAATCTGTAGTGTAAAATCAACCCTATTATTTACTAAGGTAGCTAATTCTTTACCGCTACCAGAAGCTCCGCCACCCATACACATTAAATATAGTGGCAGTGTTCCATCGATAACTTTATTCATAGTAACTTGTACTTCTGGAACATCTTCTACATTGTCATATAGCTCTAATTGCCCTAATTGAAAAACCTGCTCTAGTTTAAAATTAGTCGTAATTCCTACGCTTTGGAGACCTCTTGGAACACAGACAGTTTGTGCTGACCAAGTGTCACCAGATTGTAGCAGTGGCGTTAGTGTAACAGCTTGACTAGCATAAAAAATTCTATTATTTGCCATTTTTCATTCTCCGATTAAAGGGATAATTCATACCACATATTAAAAAAATTTTGTTTTGGAATCTAAGGATAGATCTCAATGGACCACCTAATAATCCCATTATATAAGCTAGAACTCAAGATGTTTAATTCTCCAATAGTACTATCCTTTATAGTACACCAATGACTTTTATAATTGGCAGAAAGATTTGGATAATTTTGACCTGATGGATTAATATTCCCATATTTGTTTAATGGGTAAACACTATTTTTGACCACATTATTAACATCATATAGATTTAAAACCTTATCTTTTTGATGTAATAGTATGTCCATTAAGCTATTTCTTTGGTTTGCATTTTGTGCAAAAATATGCAATAATATGTCTTGAATAATAATATTGGATGAATCTCCAATCTGATATGGTTTTAATACTGTTCTAGGAATAAGCTCTATAACAATAGCTGGTAGTTGAACCCTGTGATTACTAGTTATGGAATAGTCTTCATTCGTCTTAAAGTTTGTTGGATTATATGTTTCCTTCTGGACTTCTTTCCACCAAAATGAATCATTGGACTTATAAGTCTGAACATATCTATATGAATATTGAGCAGTTACCGTGCTATTAGCAGCTATCGAGTTTGTAAAAACTACCCTACCAAGAGGATAATTTATATTATACCCATAGCTTCCAGAACCTGTTGGAGCTGGTAAAAAACTATTATTTACATATATACCAGAAAAAGCTGTGGGCGAAGAGCTATCATAAACAATGCCGCTTTCATAAACCCAGTCTTTTCTTGATGTTTCCCATATTTTATTTTTTTGAGTAGGATCAGTAGCAGGCTGAAAAGTATGAAAATTAGAAGGATTGACTACTCCACTAACTGGAATACCGCTAGTTGGAATTTTAACATTAATAAACCCCCCTATATTAATAAAAGACCAATCTAAAAAACCCTTTATATTATCTTCTAAAATAGAGATAGTGTCTTTATGGCCGATAGAGGAGACATTATGAAATGTTGTCATATGTATTTCTCCGCACTATTTTGAATAAGTCTATATATTTCATCTTCTACTCTTGCAACAGCTCTTGTTGTCCAGTTGCTTGATTCTGATCCAGCAAACTCTGGTGGGACTCGCCAGTTGTCTCCAGAAGGCACCATGATAGCTAGTCCTGACCTTGAATTTTGATTGCTGCCAAAACGAACCTTATAATTTTTTATAATAGCTTGATTATTTCTTAACAATAACCATTCTAACCAAGGCAAAGATTGTCCCTGATTATCAGTAACACTTGCAATCTCATCATAGATAACCCCACCCAAATCATCAGATTTCATCATAGTAAGAGAAAACCCCCCGGACAAACCTCTACTTGTAGCTGTTACTGGATTTGATACTATTTGTAGAGTTTCAGTCATAGCTAGTATTACTCTTTCGATAGAAGAAGAATCGGGAATTCCAAATTCTGCTCTTAGTGTTCCAGACATCAAAGAGACATATTCTGGTTCTTGTCTTAGGCTATTCTGGACCAGTAATTTAACACTATCAGCTACATCGTCAGCTGCCTTGCTTAAAGCTTGTTCAATAACTATCTTCATTTGCTCAAGAATCAATGTTCTTATTTTTGAATTAGATTCTACTAGTTTAATATTGAATTTCATTTTCTCTTCCACATAGTTATAATGTATCTGTTATCACCAAGACCAACAGGCTCAGGATCTCCTGCTCTTTCATAGACATAGTTTCCATAATCAGCTAAACTACTATCCAAAACTATCTCACTACAATTTCTAATTTTTGATAACAAATCAATACTACATATACTTTGAGCCATACCATTTGGAATATTCAAGATATTTGCAGATTTATTCATCCAAAATTTACTATCGAATATAAAGGCCAAATTAATATTTTCTGAAAAATCATTTCTTAAGAGTCCCATACCTAAACATACCGGGCATATCAATCCTTCGCCAAATGGGTTGGGCCCCGTACTATTATAAAAATTAGAGGATAATAAAGAAATTGGATCAAAAATACAGTTATTACAATATGTTGAGTTTTGTTGACCCGAATATTTTATTTTACAAGATATTGATAGGGAGTTTTCAGACAGTAGTCCATCTATAGCATTGTTGAATAGTTTTTTTAGTTCTGGGGATATTATTTTATCAAAAGGATTACTCATTTAAGTCTCTTGCTAATGGTAGGATTGGTAATTCTGTAAAATCAATATTTATATTGTCTGATAATAGTCCTTTGATTTCAGAATAAATAATATGGTTTATAGTGATAATCTTTGGTAAATTTTGAATAGCATTAATCTTAAGATCAAGTATACTAACCCCAATAGTTGGGCCTGTTTTATCCAATTTAGATAGTTTCATTTTTCTTTTTCCCCCAGATATTCATTATTATTCAACTGGTTTATATGTTACTATCAATTTCCAAGAGTCTAATGATCCAGAAGACAAAGGATCAGTATCCTTGGCGTAAAGAGTCCATACTCCTGTTGTAGAAGTATCAAAAAGATGATCAAAACTATATAGGAGGTTCTCATTGTTGTATTTATAAGAACTAGTCTTATCATATATGTTGCATAATCCACCATTGCTAATGTTATGTAGATAGGACGTAGCTGTTGCTTTATTGGAAAACATAAAACTAAAATTATTGTTATTGTTGACAATTTTATGATTAGCAGATAGTAATATCTTGTTTCCAGAAGGAGGAGCTAGTAAAAAAGCAATATCTTGTGGACTACTATGGGCCAATTTATTAATTGCTAATTCTATATTTTCTATCATTCTAGTATCTGTTGAGGTTATACTTCCACTGGATGTTGATAGATCATTTATATTTAATCCGCTCCCAGCATAAACCACAGAGTAGATATCGAGTTCAACACAATCATAGGGTAAGCACAAATCCTCAAATTCATTTGGAGCTGGGGTTGGGGTAGGGGTAGGGGCAGTTGGCGTTGACGTAGTCGGCGTTTGAGTAGCGGTAAGTTTTTTTGGATCAGTAGATACTGAACAAGAACCAAGGTCAAGAGGATCTATATTCCTAGAAACAAAAGATATTGATCCAGCAGCTAGTCTAATATTACCAGTAGCATCACTAACGTCTAAATCGTATACGCAAGAAGTTCCTATAAAACCCAACGTTGTGGTAGAAAGAATTTTTAAAGATATTTTTCCTAAATTGTCTGCTGATAAACTCCAACCATCAGAACTATAAGTTGCTGGTGCTGCTGATGAAAAAACATATTGGTCACCATTTGACATCAACATTTTAAGTTGTACACATTTGCCCGATAGATCTATTGGGACACCAGCAGCGTCATTGTACTGAAAAGATATTGAAAAATCTGATCCTTTTTCTATTTCAAAATTATAAATAGCAGCTGGCATAAAAAATTTCCTTAACTATACATGTTTCTGATATAATCTCCCGCTGAGCTATATACGTCTTGTGGGTAAAACTTATTTCCAACAAAAGGACTAAGAATAGCGGTACAGTAAGTGGCTTGGGCAGTATCCCAATGTTCAGTAAGCTCAGAGTATGTTGCACACGGGCCATTTTGCAAGATCATTTGTATGCCTGCTAAAGTACCTCTGGCACTCAATCTGGCTCCTCCAAGAGATGCTGTTATACCCTCAAGAGCAGCTTTTGTTCTAAGGGAACTTTGATCAATAATACAACAAGCTTTTAAGCAGACTAGTCCTACAAAAAGAGTATCTTGGGATACTACTGGATCTGGAGTAATCTGGGGCGAAGTAATATCGACAGAATAATCTACAGGAAGTTGAATGTCTAAAAGAACATATCTTGCTGCTACAGAAATAACCTGAAGAAGTCTCTCGTCTGAGTATGTTGGAGTATTAGATAGGTCATCTATGAGTACTCTAATCATAAGTGGTATTTCAACTGTCCATGACATAAGGCTTCTCTCGATAAAAATGGGGTATTTGATATAGTATATTCAGTATTACACCATTCTAGAGAGCTATGTTTAAATGGTCAATGTTTAAGAAATTAAAAGTTATTTATCCCTTATAAGAATAATATTTATTAAACTAGAGATAATTTTTCACTACCATCTCCAAAAGGATCACTCTTTATATTTACACTATCTAATAGACTCAACCATAGATTATTCAAAGGGGTCTCATTGGGATATAATATATGTTTTCCCCCAGTTAATCCGCCTCCCCCAACCATTATTGGTAAATTATGATGAGCATGACTATTACCATCTTCTATTCCACAACCATATGAGATTATAGTATCATCAAGAATAGACGACCCATTGTGTTGTAATGAGTTTAATTTATCAAATAAGTAAGCTACTTGTTCAGAATGATGTTTATTAATTTTAGCAATACTTTCCTGCTTAATAATATCATT